TCGGCGGCGGCAACCGTCTCGATCTGGATCAAGCCATCGCCGGCGGCCTTGGAAATCTCCACCTCTATCGTGAAGTCTTCGGCCAGGGCGGACACGTCAAGCGCAGCGCTCGCAGCCGCGCTGGTCTGCTCGCCCGAGGCTTTAAGGTAACTCGTTACATTCATTGTTTGTCACTTCCTCCTATTCGCCTTCAGGCGGTTCTTCGTTCTTGCTCTTGCGCCGTGTCTTGGGAGCCGAAAGCCCCATCGACTCGGCAATCTCTGGCGTCATAATGACCGCTGTTTGCTTGGCCCTGATCTCGTCAGTCTTCGCCTTTTGCTGGCGCTCTTTGGCCTGATTCTCGGCTTGCTCGATCTCGTCTTCCGTCGAGCGCCGGTGCGTGCCGCCGACGAAACATTCCGCGGCAACGTGAAGATTGACCTGGACGGCCCGGCTTGTGGGCTTCGCTCGCTCGTCATGCCCGAGTGAGCTTTCACGGTCAATCGACGTAACCCAGATCACGGCCTCGGCGCCTAATTCGGCGATGAGTTGATCCCTGATCTGCTTGCGCTTGCCGGCTCGTACTGTTTCCGCGTTCGCCACTAATGGACTCCTTTGATGAGGCGGCGGGTTTTCAGGCCCGCCGCCGATTCTCCCTACAGGCCCCTAGCTCTCGACCTGGACGCCAAATTCCTTGCGGATATCAGCCATGCCGCAGAGGACGTCCACGCTGACCTGTTCGGCCAAAGTGTCGGACTTGTAGCTCATGATGATGCGCACGCCAAAGTCATTAGCCTGGGCGTAAGCGCCGATGGCGCCGGTACCGGGACGCGGCAAGGGCATCGGACGGGTCACCAGCGCAATGGCGTCGCGAGCGAAGGCCAGGTTGTGGGTCGTGTTGCTGGTCTTGTGGACGTAGTTCGAACGGAACACGTCGAAGTTCTTCAACTTGCCGACGAAGCCAGTGCGGATCGCGCTGCCGTCGCCAACGGTCTGCGCTTCACTGAAGCGGCTGATTTGGCGCAAGCCTTCGTAGGCGTCCGCCGAGACGACCAAGCTCAAGCGCTCGTTTTCCGGGACTTCCGCCTTGTACAGAGCGGTTTCCGCGGAGTCAACCACGCCTTCGGTCAGCGGCGTATTGGACGCTCCCTGAACCGCGTTGGTCGTGAAGAACGGATACAGCCCGAGCAGGTCCGTCTCCATCTGCCGAGAGAGCGCCTTGACGGCCTCTTCCGAGTACACGCGCACGATGTCCGGCTTGGTGATGACTTTTGTCACGTCGGGCACGGCAAACGAGGACTCGTAGTGCCGATCCAGTACGACTTCCGCTTTGCCCATCGAAGGGTTCTGCGTTTGCACCGTGCCCGTCTCCGCGATGTTGTTCGCGGCCATCTTGGGAGCGATGTTGATCGAGACCGTATCGCCTTCACCTTTGAACTCGTTTTCGAAGTCGCGGTTCACGAGCTGCGCCATAACGGTACGGCTCATGAGCGACATGAGTACTTGATCGGCGATCTCCATCACGATCGCTTGGCTCAGATTTTCAGAAGTAATCGAGGGCATCTATACTATTCCTCCGCTTTCCCTTTTCCTTTGAAACAATTTGCGGGCGTTGAGCCCTTGACCACTCACTCGTTTGGCGACCTACAGCCCGGCAGCTTTGCGCATTGCCGCGCGAAGCTGAGCCCGCTGCTCGTCGGTTGCCTGACCTGGAACAAAGCTGTCCAGGTCGAAGTCTTTACTGCCGCCCTTGGCGCCCGGCTTGTGGCCAGACCCGCCGCCGTCGAGCTTCACGTAGACCTTTCCGTCGCCTTCGGTCAGCCACTCCTTGACAAAATCCGCAATAGGCTGTTCTTCGTCGCCCATGACAACGGGCGAGTCAAAATCGTCCGGGTCGGCTCGTTTCGTCAAGCCGATCAGATTGCCAAGCGCTAAGCTGGCGCCCTTCTCGCGAAACTCAAGGCCCGCGTTGGCAATAGCGCTTTCGAGCTGAGCGCGGCGGTCTTTCGCTTCCATCTTGGCGGCCCTTTCGGCGGCTTCTTTTCGATCAGCCTCACGAGCCTCGGTCGCCTTCTGCGCTGCTTGCTCGGCTTTGCGTATGCGCGCGCGCGCCTGCGGCGTCAACCCGTCGCCCTTATCCTTGGTGGGTTTGCCGTCGCTGCCTTCATCGTCGTCGCCGGCGTCGACATCGCTGGCGTCGTCATCCTTCGGCTCAGGGATTCGTCCCTTCAGCTCTTCGAGCGCCGCGGCCAATCCGTCGAGCCCTTTGAGCTTCTTGTCGAGTCCCTTGAACGGCTTGAGTCTGTCATCGATCAGTTTGGCAACCGCCGCTTCGTCCAGCGCCTTCGGGCCATCGCCGCCGCCTTCGCCGCCGTCCGTGTTCTCGTCGCGCAAGGGCGACTGCATATACCAAAGTCGTTTCATGCTTTCCTCTAAGCGGCCATGCGGCGCGCAACGTCGCGCAAGTCAGCAGCCGAATCCCTCACCATTACTGTTGCCGCTTGCTTGAGCTCGCGGATTGTCTTCTCGCTGGCGTCGTCCAGCGCCGCGCTCACCTTGGGGCGAAACACCGCGAGCGAAACGTCTGCGGCGTACAGCTCCGCAGCGTCGGCCGCGCCGTCCATCAATACCCGGATGATCTGAGTCGACCAGCCGATCAGGCCCCAGCGCCGCGCCTTCTCGTATGTAATGCGCGGATCGTCGCGGCCGGACTCGACGACCACAAAGTGATGCTTGTCGTTCGGCCAGAGCTTTTGTGCGTGCTGAATGGCCGGCACAAGCGGGTTATTGGCCCACAGGCCGCCGTCGATACACGCAAGCGAAGTCCCTAGGCTGGAGTGGATCTTGGCTGGCGGGAAGTACGTCGGCGCCGACGCAGAAGCCAGCGCAACATCCTTGAGTCGCCAGTCTGGATTGCCGTCTTGACGCGAGAAATCCCGCGTGAGGACCATCGGCTTGCCTTTTTCGATTTCGTAAGTTGTGACCAGTACCTCGGTTGCCGCATCGGAGAACAGCGTCTCGCCCATCGTCACGTCGAGCGCCTGAATCAACCCCTTGTCCGAATAGCGGGAGCGGACCAAGCCGCGGCGCCACAGCGAGCGATTGAAAATGACCGGCCCTTGCTCTTCAAAGAAGCCGACCATATCGGACGCCCGGTAAATGGCCGCGCCGTTGTTGTCGGATGCCGTTAAGCCGCAGGCGATAATAGCCCCGCCCGAGGTCCCAGCGATCAGGTCGAAACCCTCACTGATGCGGATGCCCGATTCGCGCTCCAGAAACGCGAGCGTTACCGCTTCCGTCAAGACGCGCATGCCGCCGCCGGGCAGCACTAAGATCAGGCGTTCCATTAGTTCACGTCCATCGTCTGGTAGCGCATGCCGTGAACGCCGTCCGGCGTGAACTCTAGCTCTTGACCGGTGTCGAAGATAATCAGCACGCGATTTTCGACGATTCGGATCTTTGCGACCGTGCGGCCGACCAGATCGTTTTGCATTGCCGCCGCCAGATCCTCGGACGCGATGGCGTCCTTGCCCTCGAACGGATCGGTGATCATGGTGGAGTCCCGAGCCCGAATCGAACGGGCGACCGACGTATTACGAGTACGTTGCTCTGCCTGCTGAGCTATCGAGGCGAAATTGGTGGACCAGGAGAGATTCGAACTCTCAACCGCCTGAGTGCGAGTCAGGAGCGCTCCCATTTGCGCCACAAGCCCTTGGTGGCAGGGGCGGGAGTCGAACCCGCCTGCGAGGATTATGAGCCCTCTGAGTGACCGATACTCTACCCTGCTAAAACTTGGTCCGACAGAGAGGATTCGAACCTCTGTGATCTCGCTCCCAAAGCGAGCGCGTGACCGCTACGCTACAGTCGGATAAAAAGGACTACTTGCCTTCGGGTCGCTTGTCTAAGCCCTTCTCGGCCAGAAACGCGGCCACGTCGTCAACGTGCAGGCAGTCGACCATGCAGGCATACTGCTGCGGGCTCTGGATGATCGCAATGCTCCCATTGCAGTAGTCGTTGCCCGGCTCTGCGCTGTGCAGCACTCCGAATGCGGAAACCTTCCCGCCCTCTAGTTGCACAATCTTGTCGCCGTTCTTCGCTTCGCGTCCGTTTCTGTAGTGCATTTTGTCGATCTCTCGTTTCAGGGGGAAAAGCTTAAAAGGGGCATGCCGGGAATTACGCCCGGCCCATTGCGGCTGCAGTCCGATACCCCTTACTGTGAGCGGATGTTGCGGAGTCGAACCGCTGGGTTACAGTGACGCCCTTGTTACGCCACTATCCCGGCTGCCGGCCGTTACCCGCAAAGGTTTAGGAAATCCGTCTTTCGCGTAGCTAGACTACGCAAAGGTGACAAAAGGCAAACACTTGTGAACAAGTGCAGGACATGCCATCACGTATCGGAACATGTCCGCTAGGTCGAAAACTATATGACGGCGGTCGAAAAGCGTACACTCTTAGCCTTGACGGCCCAGATCGCCGGGAATCCAAATATCACCCTTTCGGCGTCCTCTTTGCGTGCGAATCTGACGGCCTCATAGGAGTCCTGCGTCCAGCCGCTGCCGGTCCACCACTCGATATTGTCTTTCTCGATCAGCCAGCCGGTTTCGTCGTTCATTTTAGTCCAATCCCTTGCAAGACCAGCACGGCCCGGCCTGCCAGCGCGGCGCGCCGCACCGAACGCAGCGGCCTTGCGATTGAGACTGGTTGAACAACTCAACGCCCGCTATGAGCGCCAGCGCCACAAAGGCAAGGGTCACAAAACCGATAGTGAGGGCCATGTCTACACGCCGCCGAACGCTCCGGCCATACTCTTGGCCGCCTCGGCTTGCGCTTGCTCTTGACGGACGGAGAACTTCGCCCCGTCCAAAATCTGTTTCTTCGCCGCCACGCGCTTGTCTTCCGGCTTGTCAGCTAGCGCTCGGTCGGCAACGTCGCACTCCAGCGACTCAATCAGGATGTCCGACTGAATGCCTTGAGCCTTGACGGATTCGAGCGCGTCCACCGCCTCTTTGAGGTCGGACGGCACGAACCGGAAGCCGCGAACTTCGCCAACCTCGGGAGCGTCGTAGCCGGCCGCGAGAAACACGCTCTCGACGACGGCCGCGTACCAGCGCTTCTCAAGATCGCCGTACCCTTCCATCACTGCCGTCGTCAACTCGTAGTCCATTTTCTTGGACTCGCCTGACTGGGCCTGATCGGATACCGATTGTGTGCCGCGCGCCGCGGGCATCAAGTGACACAGCCGAAACACGGCGTCGCGCTTGCGATCCAACCGTTGCTCCGCCGGGCCTAGTGCCGTGGCGTTGATCTCGATGTAGCCAACTTCTCCGTCGATCTCGACAATCGCAATGGCGTTGTGCGCGTCGTTTGAAGCCTTGGCCGCGCCTTCGAAGTCGGACGTCTTAATGTACTGCTTGATCAGCATGCCTGATTGCAGGTACATGCTGATTTCATTATCCAGATTCAGATAGCCGCAAGTCGTGCCGGCCGCTCTATCCGCAAGCCAAAGCTCGCCCGGCGCATCCATGCGGATGATCGGGACCCGGCCGTGCTTGGTGAGCGCGTGGGCGCCCTCGTCGACCTTGCGGGCGAACTTCTCTTTCTTCTCTTGGTGCTCGTAGAGCGCCCAGCCCGTACGGTCGTAGACCTTCCAGGCCGGGACTTGCCGATGCTCGCCCGTAGCGAGCTCCAATGCGCCGATGCGGTCCGCCTTGACGACAACCAGTAGCAGGCCGTCGTCGTCTTCGTCCCAGTTGAGTACATCGGTCGCCGGGATATCAACCAAGTACGGAGCCAGGCTCAAATTCGAGTTATCCGCTAGCGATTGAATCGATCCAGCATCCACCGGCCGATCAATCAGCGTCCACGACCAGCCGTAAGCAGCCCAGCGGCAGAAGACGTCGCGGGCCGCGTCAACCAGTCGCTTCGATCCGCCGTCCGCGTGATCCTTGAAGTGATCCCAGAACGCCTCTTGCGTGGCGCTTAGCGGGCTCTTCTCTTCGCCGTCCGTGTTTTCATCCGGCCTGCCGAAATCAACCGTCGGCTCATTGGCGAACAACTTGCTCGCGTAGAACGTCGTCGCCGTGGCCAGCGGGGAATCGGGTTCGAAGCGCCGCTGCCGGGCGCTCCACATTTCGTTCGACTCGCGGTCCTTCTTGACCAGCACAGTCGAAGCCATGCGCTTGAGCACGCGGCCGCCGGTGGACAATGCCCCGTAGAGCTCCAGGTCTTCGCAACAGTCCTCCAGCGCCGGATGCTGCTTTTTGAGGGCTTCAACCTCGATTTGGGCCGGGAATGGCATCTACTGCTTAAGCGCCTTACGCAATTTCAGGATCTCTCTGGCTTGGGCGATCAAATGCCGCTGCAACCGCTTGGTCTTTGCCTTTTCTTCCGACAGCATCAGCACCGCAAAACCGAGCAGGACGATCGTCAGCGTCAGGGTGAGCCACATGAGTCACATACCTCAGAACGGAACGTCGTCATCGCTGATCGGCGGCCCATCATCGCGAGCAGCCGGCGGCTTGCCGTCCTTCCCGCCGCCCAACAGGATCACGCCGCCCATGTCCGCAACGACTTCGGTGCGGTACTTCTTCTGCCCGTCGTCGCCTTCCCATGAGCGCGTCTGCAAGCGGCCTTCGATGTAGACCTGCGTGCCTTTGAGTAGGTAGGGCGCGACATTCTCGCCGCGCCAAAGCACGATGTCATGCCACTCGGGCTGCTCAATCCACTCATCGTTCTTCTTGAAGCGGTTCGATGTGGCGATCGAAAAGTTCGTGACGGCGACGCCGCTTGAGGTGTGGCGCGTCTCGGCGTCCTTGCCGAGATGGCCGATCAGCATGACCTTGTTGAGGCTTCTCGACACTTAGGACAGCCCTACGGACACCGCTTCGCAAAGCTCCACGGCCCTCGGATCACGCAATCGATGACGCAAGATATCAAGGCACTCGGTCCGGCATTTTTCGCGGTTGTCGATCGCAAACCATGCGAGATTGACGCCCCTGTACCTGTCTAACTCCATCGGATTGTCGAGCACGGCAAACATGATGCGCGAACCGGCGTACTTCACGAACAATCCAGCCCGGTTGACACAGCAGTGCTCGCTCGCATCGAGAAGAGCCTGAAGCACGTGCTTCAGCTGGCCATGGCTCGGTGCGCCTATCAAAGCCAACCGTGCCCGGCGGATTAGCCCGCGACAGCCTCAGCGCTTCATGGACGATGGCGGTAGTTTTCCCTGTGCCGCTCTTGCCAACGATCGACTTTCGCGGTTGACGACTCCGGTGGAACGCCATTTGAGTCGGCGACGGGGCGTATGTTGCGGTCGATATCATGTCAAGCCCTCGGCTGAATCTGCTCAGCCAGCCAGATCAAAGCGAGTACTGCCACTATCAGGACGATGACAACTCCAGGATCTACCATAAGCCTGTACCTGATCCTGCCGCCTTGCCTTTGCCTACGCCGTGCTCACGATACGTCATATACCCGAGCGCATCGGAAAGGTGCGATAGGTCCGGGTTCGATTTATCGACCACGGCGCCCATGTTGCCGTGCGAATCGGCCTTCCACTTGACCTGATTCAGGTCTTTGGCCATGCCCCTACAGGAGCGGTCCACGTACAGCCGGCGGCTCACGCCCTCTGCCGTTGCGTTGCAGCACATCCGGTTCAGCGACTCGACGCGATCTTTGACGGCCGGGTTGGCGGGCGGGACGTGATAGCGCGCGTTGATGCCGGGCTCTAGCCTGAGATTGCGCTTGACCGCTTCCCAGTCCGACTTAGCCGCGCCCGCTGACGCCGAGCGAACCCGGTTACTGCCGGACGCATCACCGTAAACGTCAAGCTCGATATTGCCTTCCCAGTCAGGGACCAGTTCCCGAATCCGATCAATCGCGAACTGGGCCGCTTCATCGATCGAAGCATCGCGCAAGACAACCTCGCGCAACACGTGGATCATCTCGACGCCGGTTTCCGTCCGTACCCGCTGGCCGATCACCCAACACATGGGCGTGACGTTGAAATCGCAGGCCAGGAAGAGACGCTGCCGCGGCACGTAGGAGACATCCCGCACGTTCAGCATCTGGTCGAACGCGAAGTACACGCGACCGGTAAACATGTCGAGGTATTCGCCCAGTACCTCTTGGCGGTAGAACTTGTCGGTATAGTTTGCCTTTAGGCCTGCGTAATAATTGGCCGGGATGCCTACCCCGGCGTTCTCTCCTGGACTGGCCAGGATGGCGATGTGCGAGTCCTGTTTGTCCGGCCCGATGAATCGGTCATAGACCCAATCAAACCCGCGCGGCGTCCAGATCCCGAACCCGGTTAACTCTTTCGCTTCAGGGTGTCGCCTGCGGGCCTGTAGCTGCTCCCATGCCTTCTGGGGGCAGTACGTTAATTCGTCGATGCCGAACCACGCCAGGTTCGAGCCACGCAACCGCTCCGGGTCCTGCATGGACCGCAGCAGGATCAGGCTATCTGGCTCGAGCAACCGCAGCTCGTAGTTTGACTTGTTCAGGCTGTACGGTAGCTCGTTTTCTTCCAGCGCCCCCAATAGCAGCGGCAGCGTCGCATCACGCAACATGCCGAACGTCGGAGCGCCAACCAGACCCAACAGCCCGGCATTCACATAAGCAAGCCTTATAGACTCGTACGCGATCGCTCGGGATTTGCCGGACCCTACCGGCCCGGAGAACCCTTTGTAGTCGGCCCGTGTTTCATGGAAGCGATGCTGTGAGGGGAGCGGGTTGTACGCTAGCTTCCGCCGGAGAGTTCCGTCTTTGCTTCTCTCGGCGGTCCCCACGAAATTTCAATCCGTTTCGGCGGCTCATCTTCATCGCCCGCCTGGAACAAGCCGAGGTGCTTGCCGAGAGAGTCCAGCGCGCCCTTCTTGTCGAGCAGCTTGATCGAGAGACCTTCGCGCGTCTTGCGAACCTCGGCAACTGCGGCCGCTGCATCGTCGCTGATCTCTTCGCTCGGGATCAGGTCGATATCGTAAACAACCTCCGGGATACCGTCGGATGCCTGTAGCTTGATCCGACCCCACTTCACCACGCTGCGGATGTCTGAAAACGCGATCCGCGCCAGCTCGTTGACTACCCTTTCGCGCGTAACTTCAAGCCTTGCAGCGGTTTTCGAGCGTTTCCGTTCGATCAGCGCTTGTATCTCAGGTTTCCTAAGGTTTTCGTGACCGATTGAATGGGCGGTCTTCTCGCTGTACCCTGCCCGGATGGCTGATTGGGTAGCGTTTAGGTCAACGAGATATTCGTCAACAAACCGCTCTTGCTTCGGGGTGAGGGGCCGGGCTGTCTTTTGCCCTGCCATAAACTGTTATTCCTTTTGCTTTGTGCGAGTTACGGAACAGGGGGACTAACCGGCGGCGCTACGGCCTGCCATGTCCCGTCCATCAGGGGCCTATACCCCTCGACTCCGTTTTTGTCGATGATCGCCTGGAGAACTGCGTTCGCGCGCTGTGCGGCAGCCCCGGCGTCTACGTAGGCTTTGTACTGTGACGTGCCCTGGAGGGCTGCGAGTGCGTTCTGCGATCCAAGCGTTGCGGCTTGAGCAGCGATCACGGCCCGCAGAAACTCCGTCAGTACGTCGCCGGTCATAGCGGCCGGCGCTTCTGTCTTGGAGTCGGATTCTTGCGCGTATGCGGATTCTTGCGCGTACCCGCCAACCGTCAGAATCAAGCTAATCGCGGCCAGCGCCGCCAGTCTACTGAATATCATAGAGGTCCTAAATGTTGTACCTAGCGCCTGGGCTGTACATCGCGAACTGATTGCGGCAGTCGTCGGCGCCCATTCTCTTCAGCTTGCGACGGATCGCTCGAGCGTTTGCCCCCAGTACGGAGCAATAATCTTCCAACCCGCCGCCAGTGGCGAACAGGAACCTCTCGGCTTCTCGCTGGAGCGCTTCAATGCGACCGGCGCCAAGGTGACTCCCTCTCGTCGGAGGCTGCTGCGCGGACCAGTCCTGTACCGCCAGTAACACCACGCGCCAGAGCAGCCGGCGCTCAGCTTCCGATAGATCGTCCGTAGATCCGCTCATAGCGAAGCTGCAGCGTTTTTCGGGTGCGGGCCGGATCAATCTCGAACGAATCACAGAATCTTGCTTCCCCTATGCGGTGGTACGCCAATTCCCCGTCTCGATGACACACTCTACACAACGGCAAAGCATTGGAGTCACAGGCTTTGAGGGCTATGCCTTGCGTGCCGTCGTGGAAGTGCGCCGCTTCATTGGGCGGTAACGCTCCGCAAGCAATACAGCGCTGCGTGCGTATCCATTCGAGCCATTGCAATCATTTTCACGATTCTGCGTTTTTGTTGTTGACACTCTGTCCGACGTGTGCGACTATATAGGCATAGGAGCTACGGACATGACAGACAAACGCAAATGGACGCACAAGGTACTCAAGAGACAGCGCGGCGGCGACGGCAAGTGGTTCCGCTACCCTGCCGCTGCGACGTTCCCTAGCCTGGAAGCCGCGAGAAAGTACGCTTCGGAGTTCGCCGCCGAGCAGCGCGGCGTGGCGGGGACTTGTATTGACGTCGAGACGCGCGCCGGGCGATGCGTCAGCACAATCGACACGACTACGGGCAAGGCCACCGACTGGCAATAGGAGATACAGACATGATCGCAAGCAGCAAACACCTAAAAAAAACCAGCAGCACCCAATGGAGCTGGATCGCCGGGGCGATGGTCAAAGACGACGGCGGCCCCCGGATGTGCAAGCCCTGCGCGAGGTCGAACTACGACGAAGCCGCGCGTACCGGTCAGATGGCCGAGCTTTGGGCCAGGTTGGCAGCCGCCGAAAAGCTGTATGTAGCATGACCACCAACCAAGCCGCCGAACGCCTCAAGATCTCCCGCTCGGCAGTCCTCAAGCTGCTGAGCCGGGGGAAACTCAAGGGGATCAAGATTCAGCGCGACTGGTCGATTCCGCCCGCTGCGGTCAAACGCTATCAGTCCGAGCGCCGTGAGCCGGGTTGGCCGCGAAAACCCTCTGATTCTACTGCCTGAGGCGAAAACCCTCTGATTCTACTGCCTGAGGCGAAAACCCTCTGATTCTACTCGAAAACCCTCTGATTCTACTCGAAAACCCTCTGATTCTACTCGAAAACCCTCTGATTCTACTCGAAAACCCTCTGATTCTACTGCCTGAGGCGAAAACCCTCTGATTCTACTCGAAAACCCTCTGATTCTACTCGAAAACCCTCTGATTCTACTCGAAAACCCTCTGATTCTACTGCCTACTCAAAACCCATCTACTTCATTCGGCAGCGGAATCATCACCGGCGCGCCCGTAAGCGAGCCGTCCGCCGCGTCCGCAATCACTTGATCAACGAACTCGGCAAACTCTTTGGTGGTCAGCGACGTGCTCGACTTCGCCCTACAACGGGCCAGGATCGGCGCTTTCTCTGAGGGTGATTCCCCTAGGTAGTGGTACTTGAGAGCGTTGTGGACGTCTTCGGCCGCCATGCCGATGGCCTCGGTCAGCAGCTTGACGACGACGCCCCAGTAGTATCGGTTTTGCTGGTTCGACCTGGCGGCCTTGCGCGGCGCCACCGTCACCGAGACGATCTTGCCGGCCAACTCGTAGACGTACTCTTCGTAGGCTTGCCGGTTATGGAGCTTGAGCTTTCCGCCCTGCTCGACATAAGCGGTGAACTTGGGAATCATCGACCGCGAGCGCGACAGATTTCGCACTCAATTACTGACGGCGAGATTGGTTTTTCGAAGCTGCGGTCAACGAATCGCTTAATCGGACCGGGGCCAATTAGCCCTAGGCGAACCGCATCCCGTATCGCCTTCTTGATTTTCTTGCTCATCCGCAAACCTGATGATCTAAGCCGGGCTTCCAGCGGTGCGCATACACCCGCGGCGGGTTGTTGCGCGTTTCATGGCTGATGTGCTCGCGACTGACCGCCGTGCGCACGTTCGGCTTGACCTGGCCAACGGCTAGCATCGGGCCGCGCTTCGTCTTGACGATGCGGGCGTGCCCGTCGCGAACCAGCGTTCGACCTTCGCGCCAATCCGTCGTTCGTAAAGCCTGGCCCTCAGCGTTTAAAACCGGGAACACCCTGTAGAGATAAGCCCCGCCCTGTGATTTTGTTGCGAACCCTTGGGCGAACGCGTCCTCAGCCTCTTCAGGGCTTCGCCAGTAGGTTCGCTGACGCTTACCTTGGATCTTTACTGCAACCTGTATCGATCCCACGTAGAATGTCCGTGATTTCTAGAGACAGCGGTACCGCACGGGCCAAACCCATTGGCCAAGTGCGCTCAGGCGCGGTGTGTTTTATGTCCTCCGCGACGGACGGTAGGCCCCTGGCGGCCTGCGGTGAGATGCGGTTACGGGCTACCCACGGAAGTAGGATAGCAAGGCCTTACCCAGTATGTCAAGCAGTTTATGTAGGGTGCGTAGTCGGCTTGGGTACAACGGCCACCACCTGAGCAATCCGCTGGTAACGAATCTCTGAGCCGATAACCAAATACTCCTTGACTGCGCCTGCTGGAGTCTTTACGGCGTCTCGTCGGGCTGCTGCGTACACCTTACCGGCCGCCAACTGATCAAGAAGGTGTTCTGCGATCCTGGTGCGTGCATCAACCCGCGTTGTGATCTCTGCGTCGAGGATGTTTAATTTGTCAATGTCTGAATCGGTGGCTGGAGCTACTCTCGCCGGGAACTGAATCTGCTTACTCAATGGATCGATCCCTCTCTCTTGGTACTGGCGGGGAGGACTTCGGGCGCACCGCGATTATAAGCAGAGTTCTGGTAAATTTACTAGGCCCAAGCAACTGATAACCGCGATCCGGGCGGTCGCGTGCTGGTCGTACGCTCGCTCTCGCCTTGCAAACAAAGCCCTTTGACCGTTCGACGAAAAAATCAGTGGATGACGTAAACTAGGGGGGCAATGCTAAGAGGCCTGCACCGAATCCTGATCATCGCAGCCGTCGCGACCGCCGGGCTGTCGTGCTACTACGTCTGGCCGGAATACAGGGCCGCCCATTGGATTGCGGTTGACGCGCAGGGCGAGCTGGCGTTGGCGGAACGAGTACTGTCGAGCGCTCGCCGTAGCGGCGATGGAGCGCGGATCGAAAACGCTGAACGCTTGGCCCAGACCCGCAAGGCGAGAGCGGAGGCGACCGCGGATGCCTGTCACGTAGCGTGGCAGCTGCCGGTCCGCTATGCGGCCCAGGGCGGGCTAGGGGTTTATATGGGCGGCTGGGCTATTTTCCTTGCGGGGCGCTGGGTTTATCTGGGGTTCAGGCGCTCATAGCTGCGGCGCTCGCCCTTTCGGCGCTCGTCCTTTCGGCGCAGCCGTGCCGGGTCGACTGGACTCTTCTTCGTCGAATATCTTGGACTTCGCCCGCACCTCGTCAACCATCCTCTTGAGGAATCCCCATTCATCGCGCGTTCGATTCAGGTAGCGGTACGCCTTGAGGGCGTCCACTAGAAAGGCGTGCTCTTCTGCCGTACAGTCGGAAAATTCCGGCCCCGGCAGGTGCAGTACCGGCGCATCGTAGATGACCGTAGCCCCCATCCGGCTCGCCAACCTTTCCATTCCTTCTTTGCCGCTTTCGCCGGGCAACGCAGGGGCCAGCGTATCCAGGGAAACCCCTAGCAACGCCGCCAATTCCCGAAACTCTTCCGTGTCGCTGAGCCGGAGCATCAGGAATTGCAATAGCAGATAGCGCGCTGCCGCTCCGTCCGCTGGGATCTTGCCTTTTTCGTAGCGAGAGATCGCCGATTGGGTAACCCCAATCGCAGAGGCAAGCCCGTCCTGCGTGAGTCGCAGCCGGTTCCACCGCAGGGCCTTCACGATGCGCCCCGCTTTCTTGTATCTGGCCTCCTGTTCGGACTTTTCCTCGTCGGTCATTCTGCCCATAGATCCGCTCACATGCATAGCTGTTCCAAAAAAATTACGCAGAGTGCGTTTTGGTGTTGACAAAACACATACGCACTATGCATACTGTCCGTGTACCCAGGTGGTCAACATTGCCAAGCAAGGATATCACTCTTGAGTCTCTTCGCCACATGCCGTTCAGGTCGCGGTCAAGCTTCTCACGCAAATACCGCCTTGTTTCGCGGGTTGCCGAGAAGTCCGGGCGCTCGCTGGGCATGTGTTCGAAGGTCCTGCACGGAGCGAGATCTTCGGCCGTTGTCGAGGCCGCCTGGAAAGAAGTGATTGCCGAGCTAGCCGCAGAGCTGGCGGCCAACGAATAGGAGGAACACCATGACCACTCACGAACAACGAACGCCCGCCCGGATAGGTCCCGTTCGTTCGCTAACATCGACCGCTTCACGAGAATCATCTTGCCCTTCTCTTTTGGGGAACGGGCAACAAAGATTCCCCATCAAGACCTACCGCCAGCAACTCATCGAGGTCAAGGCGACGATGCGCGCCGACCTCAAGGCCTCCAGCAAGTCCCGCGATGAAGTTGCAGACCTGCTAAGCCGGCGGCTGAAGGTAGAGGTCCCTCGCCATCAGATCGACCACTGGGTAGGCGACAACCCCCACGACATGCGCTACGAGATCGGCCTCGTCAAGGCAACGGCTTGGGCCGGCATCATGGGCCATGCGCTGATCGACGACAGCCTGGAAGAACTCGGCCGCTGTTCGGTTGAGCGCATCGACGCTGAAATCGCCCGGCTATGCCGCCTCCGCGATGAAGCCGCGCACGGCCTGACCGTCGCGCTGCGGAGGGCGTCATGACCACACAAGAAATCCGCGCCGCCATCCTATCGGCAGAGCAGTCGATAGTCGACGAGTTCAGAAAGTACGGCGACCGAGCCGAAGTGCGGTCCATAGATCTTTCGATTGGGAATCGGACGGTCTGCGATATCCCCAAAGCCCTACTACTGGAGATGCTCACGCAACGGGCGGCGCTAGGCGAGCCATTACTCCACTACTCAACTACCGCCGTGAGCAACTGCGAAGACGGCGGCTGTCTCGACATGGTTGTCGATCCAAGCACTGGCCGAATCGCTGTCTACTGCAACGAGTGCGGCGAGGAAATCGGAAGCGGCGCACTGAACGAGAGAGCCTGGCCGATCAGCGATGAAACCCGGCGTTGGTTAGGCGGTGACCAATGACCCTAGCCATCTACGCCAACAGCTACGACACGTTCAACGGCGGGTCTGAGCAGCAGATCGAATGCGAGACCTGCGAGCGCTACTGGGAAGTTGATCTGGATTGGGACGGCGAGTCCTGGATTCCGCGGCACAACGTCATGGCCGGCCGCGACGGATTCCACTGCACAACGATGGTGATTCGCGATCGCTCCGAATGGCAGATCTGCCCCTACTGTCTTCACGCCAACCACGTCGAGACGACCGGCGATCCGGAAGAACCGTTGCGATTCCCCAAGCTGCCCGCGCCGCAGAGCGTTTGCGCGGTCTGCCGCGGCGACGGCCTGGCTCGCTACGGGGAGTACGCGGTGACCGACGATGCCTGTGTCGCCTGCGACGGCACGGGCGTTTACGTGGCGGGCACGATTCCGTCTATCCGTCCGGCCCGCACGCCGTTTGAGCGGCACATCGCAGCGGTCACCGAGGCCTACGGCCGCGCCTACCGCGAGGGGGTGCTGTGATGGCGACCAACCCCAACGGCCTAGAGGTCGTAACCCCGGAAGCCGACAACCTCCAAAAGATGATGGAGCGCGCCGGTGACCGCATCGCCGACATGCTCAAGCGCTCACCAGTGGACGCCGGGCGCTTCATGGCCATCGCCATATCCATCGCCAAGGGCGGCGACTTCGGCTCAGAGACGCAAGTCTGGAACGGCCAGCAGGTCCACATCAAGGGCGTCACCGTTGCCGACATGGGCTCCGCGATCATGCGCGTGGCTTCGCTGTCGCTCGATCCAGAGCCGTCGCTCGGTCAAGTATTCATTCTGCCGTTCGCTGAAGGCAACGCTCAGAACCGCCGCAAGCGTCCGCAGATCGTCGTCGGCTACAAAGGCTACGTCGAGCTGGCCATGCGGTCGGGCTTCTACGGGCAGATCGCCGGCAGCGCTGTCTATGACTGCGAATTGGACGGCGGCGAGCCCTACGGCTTCGAGTACTACCGCGCCAATGAAATCATCTTCCGGCACAAGCGCGATCCGCGCCGGGATTTCTCCGACGAGAAACTGGGCGGCGCGTACGCTTTCGCGACGGACGCCAAGCGACCCGAGTTGGTCACCGCCGTCGAGTTCGTTCCTGCTTGGCAGATTGAAAAGAACCACCGGGGCCGCTCGGCTTCGTCCACTAACAAAAAGAGCCCGTGGAACAGCGACACGGCCCGCATGTACGCCAAGACGGCCGTGCGTGTGTTGGCGCCGTCCATCCGGCAGACGCCCGCGCTGTCTCGCGCAATGGCCGTCGATGAGGTTCACCCGGACGAAATCATCGATATCGAGCCGTTGGAAGAGCGCGTAACGATTCCCGCCGCCAAGCCGCTGCTGCTCGCCGACTTTGCCGACGACGAAAAACTGGCCATCACCGCATGGCTCAAGCAAGAGCACAAAGTCCACAACCCCGCTCAGTTCGGCCAGTGGGCCTTGAAAGGCGCGGGTAAAGGCCTATCGAAAGAACAGATCATTGCCGCCGCGGAAGAGTTCAACGGCGCGCAAAAGGAGCCCGTAGCATGATCACCTACCTAGCCAGCCCATCAGGCGGGAAGTCCGCACTAGAGGTCCTAGCGGACATTCTGCACCGCTGCGCCAAGGACGGCCTAGTCTTTCAAGGCGCTTATCGAATCAACGCGTCCTGCTTCGCAGCAGAGTTCACGGAGGCCGTGTGAACCACGTCGCACAACATGCGCAACAAGTCGCCGCCGTGGACGCCGCGGTCAGCGACCTACGCTACCGACCGCTGGACGTCAGTGCCGTCGTGGCCTTCGCCGCAAGCGACGCCATGCCGCATCTTGACGACATCCGGGCCCGCTGCGCCGGGCGAGATCCCGACGAGCTGGCGACATTCATCGCCATTCACTTTTTGACTATCGGATTCGCTGCCGGCTTGGCTGTCAACGAAGCCGCCCAACTGGAGTCGCTGTGAGGATTTTCAAGAAGTACGAAACCGCGATCGACGATTTCGAGCGCGTTCTGCTGCGGGTGCCGCCCGAGCTGCGCAACAAGATCAACCGCGCCGTGACGCCCGCCAGCGATTGCGCCTATGAGCAATGGCGAGCGCGTAGAGACGCCGCTGACATTCTTGGACGATGCAGTCTGCGGACCTGCCTACTGTCCGCTCTGGGGGTTATATGAGCATGGCCTGGGAGCCGAGCAACATTCTGAATGGTCGCGAAGTGCTGGTCGGCGACGAAAACGCACTGGATCCGACCATCGAGGCCAACGACGCGGTCAAGCGCTCCATGCGCCTGAATCTTCGCCGCTACCTATTCCGCCGCGCCGCGCGTCGCTACGGATTCTACCGCGCCTATCTGGCGGCCGAGAAGGGCTATGCCGAGGCCTGCAAAGAGTCCGAAGAGCGGGCACGGACCGAAGGGCTTGGCGACAACGTCATGCGCTCCGGCCTGATTGGCGACATCAAGGCCACGGTCTTGTTTTGCATCGCCGCGCTGGCTGCGATCTACGCGCTGGAGGGATTGCGATGAAAGAAACTCTGGATTTCATCGAACACAGCCTATCTAGCGAGGTTGATCGACTTCGCGCACTACCCCAGCCCGTTAACGGCACGTGGGTAGCGCGTGCGCTCGTAGAGCGAGCAGAGAAAGCCGTTGCTACGTTCCGGTCCATCCGCTCCGCAATCCCCGACAAGCCGTTGCCGCCGGACAACTTCTGGATTCCCCGCGCCGGGCGTCCTCCGATCTCCGACCGCATGCTATCCCTCTATCAACTGGAGAGGCCCGGCAAATCGCTACCGCCGAAACACCCGGCCATCATCCTCGCGCCGGAAGACGACAGCGCCGTGTTCGTGGCCATCGACCGCGGCAAGGTCGCACAGGTGGTCTTCCGCAATGACAGCGGATTTCTCTCAAGCGAGCTGATCCGTCAAGCGATGGGGTTCACCTGGCGAGCCTTCCCCGATAAGCCTCTGTTCACGCTGATCGACCCGGCAACCACAAGAGCCCGCGTGCCCGGCTTCGTCTTCCGTATGGCCGGCTGGCGCACGATGGGACTCACCCCCTCCAAGCTCAAGCTCGTCGCCAATCCGCGTTGGTTCGAGAAGTCGGACACGCTGAGCGAGCTCATCGCTGAGGCCGTTACGGGGGCGAAATGAAACCGCGCATCCGCATTCGCGCCAAGCACTGGTATGTCCGCTGTCCCGGCGAATTTTACGAGCGGCACGTCGGGCGCGTCGGAGCGATCCCGCTATCGACGGTCGTGGCTTTCGCGCTGGAGTACGCCAAGGTGCCGTACTGACTGATTGCGGCCGGGCTGGGCAGGGCGCGGCCAGGCTGGGCAAGGCTGGGCGTGGCGAGGCAAGGAGTCAATTGACTAAGGGAGAAACGAATTGGACATCAGGACCTATGAAGTAACAGTACGCGGATCAAGCCCGCTGATTCTCCATCGCGACGATATCGAATGGGCGGACCAAATGGACGCCTGGAAGGACGACCCGGCGAATAAGCGAAAAAGCCGGGCTGGCGACGACCGAACCCCTGCGTGGCGCTACATCGGTTGCTTCTATCACGACGGAGAGTTTATCGGCATCGAAACCGACAACTTCCAAAAGTGCTTCATGGAGGGCGGCGCGATGGTTCCGGTTCCCGGCGGAAAGAACGGCAAGACGTTCAAGAGCCAAACGCAATCCGGCATGGCGCTAGCCGGCTCGCTGGTCCCTGTGTTGGTCAACGGCAAGAAGATCCACTGGAAGCGAATTTCAGCGCTTGAGAACGAACCATCCCTGCTGACACACAAGCATGCCCTTGAGGAATTGGGCTTCGAGCTAAAGATCAAGCGCGCCGCGGTTGGCTCTTCCAAGCATATCCGCGTCCGTCCGATGTTTCCACAATGGGCGATGGCGTTTCGTCTCGCAGTTTGGGATGAGCAACTAACAGAAGGCGCCTTGCGGGACATAATTTCGTTCTCTGGGCAGTACAAGGGCATCGGCGACTGGAGGCCCAGTTCCAAGAAATCGCCAGGACCGCACGGGCGTTTCGTGTTGGAAAAACTTGATTCAGTATTGCCGGGCAAGGCTGGGCCGGGCTAGGCGAGGCGGGGCCGGGCGGGGCCCGGCAAGGCTAGGCGAGGCGTCAATTGACGAAAGGAGATTCGGTAGCTGATGAACAAACCGACGACAATGACCAAGTCGCTGGAACGCACGCTTCACTGCGAGACGTTCCATGCGGCACACATTATTGGAAACGCGCCGCAATCTGATAGCGCCCTCCGTCGCGCCGGAACCGAGTTCCACGACTACCGCCGCGCATACATTAACCATCTCCTGGAAACCGATCAAGCCGAAGACCGCGAATGGGTTGAGGCGTGGCTCAGGCAAAACAACGCAGAGCCGGAAGTGGTCGACGTGATTCGCTTCGACGCGATTCCCTACGACTTATCGACCGTGCTGGCGACCGAGCTTTTCCTGTCGGTCGATCAAGACTTTCAACCGCTGGAGCATCGGCCCGGATCAACGCCCGGCGAGCGGTCAGGCTACGCCAGCGGCACGCTCGACCTGATCATGCAAGAATCGCCGAACGTCTTCACGATCCCCGATTACAAGTCCGGCTGGTCGACGAACAACGTCCACGACTACGAGACGGTGCAATACGCCGCGCTTCTCATGGCGCATTACCCGGAAGCAGAGATTGTCGAGTTCCGCTGGGAGTTCGCCCGCGTGCGCGCCGAGCGATCGCGCACCTACCAGCGGTCAGACCTGCCCTGGATGCAAGCGATGATCCACGCCGCCGTCCGCCAGCGCGAGAACATCGTCGAAAAGGTCGAGCGATTATCGCGGCTACAAAGAGTCGCGGAAACCGGCGAAACGGAACTGCTCGACGAGCTGGGCATCATCGCCAAGGCCAAGGACGCGAAACAGACAGCCGTTAAGGCGCTCGCAAAAAACGCGCTCACGGTCAACACCGAATCCGGTCTGTGCAACTACTGCCGCGTGACATGCCCAGCCCGTCAAGAGCTGCTGAGCATGGCGCCGCTTTTGCCTCCGATCCAGACCGAAGACGACGCCCTGGAAGTGGCTCGCAAGGTCGCTATCGCCGAGGCTATCGCCTCGCAAGGCCGCAAAGCGCTCAACCCCTGGCTTGCCGAGCATGGCGGCCGGCTGGAGATGGGCGGCGGCTATGAGGCCGTGCGCGAAGAGAAGCAATCGCGAGAGTACACCGTTGCCGACGCGCAGAGCGTCGCTGAGACGTTCGACGTGCCCCTGGGGTCGCTCAAGGTGTCCGCCTCGCAACTGAAGTCCTACGCCAAAGCCAAGAAGCGCGAGGGCATGAGCGAAGCGCTGGACTTGATGGGCCGCGCCAACGTACGGACCGAGTTGAAAATCAGACGCGCCGGAGAGCCGGACGAAGCGGAGGCGGCATGAACTACGAAGAAGCAGTAGAGACTCTTCAGGGAAAGCCTTCATTTGGCAACCGCGAGCACATCCACGCCGCTCGGGTTATCTCGGCCGAGGAAGCACTTGCCGACAAAGAAATCATGGAGGGCGGCGATGGCCGTCCATTGTGCGGCGAACACGGCAGCACTCGCAATGATGACTGCGTGGTCTGCCGAGAAATCGAAGCCGACTCAAGATTGAGCAGCGCTAGACATCAATTATCCATCTATCTTGACCGACAGGACGCCGCATGAAACTCACCATCCCCGTCAAAGACCTATCTCAAGCGCTGGCAACCGCCGTGCTTGCGGTCGAGAAGAAATCGACCATCCCCGTTTTGTCGAACGTGAAGCTGGAGGCGAAAGGCGGAAAGCTCTACCTGGACGCTTCCGATCTAGAGCGATGGATATCGCTGTCGATCCCGTGCAACGTCGAGAAAGAAGGCTCGATCACCGTCCCGGCCAAACGCATGGCGGATTACTTCAATCTGCTGCCCCACGCCGATGCGACGCTTGAGTCAACCCCGGCGATGAAACTGACGGTCAAGTGCGTCAAGTCCCGCACGGCCCTTCCCGGCATGTCCGTCGAAAACTTCCCGGAGCGGCCGCGATTCAACGAGAAGGACGTCAAGCGGTACACGATCCCCGGCTCTTGGCTCTCACAGATCCAATCCCGCGTGGGCTTCGCTATCGCCAATGAGGAGTCGCGCTACACCCTGATCGCGGCCCTGATCGAGTTCAAGGGCGCGCTGTTGATCGCCACATCGACGGACGGCCATCGGCTCTCGCAAACCAAGTTTAAGAATGGCGTGCCCTTCGACGAGCAAGGCAAGTCGCTCGTCCCGAAAGCGTCGCTCGATATCGCGGCCCGGCTGTTCGGCTCGGCTGAATCGGCATCCATCGCATTCGAGACCAATCACGTCGTCATCGAAGCCAACGGCTACACCCTGATCACTCGCAAACTCTCCGGGAACTTCCCGGACTACGAGCGCGTGCTGCCGAGCAAGGCCCCGCACGTGGTTGAGATCAAACGCGAAGAACTGATGGCCTCACTAGCCCGCGTGACGAAGTTCGCCGACGCCATGCAGGCGGTCAAGATGGCGATCAACGGCGATCTCAAATTGTCGGCAGCCAACAACGGCGGCGACGCCGAAGAGACCGTCACGTATTCGGGCGAGGCGTCCGGCATGTTCGGGATCAAGAGCACCTACGTCCACGACTTTCTACGGGCGGTTGGTTGCGCTGATGTCCAAATGCGGTTCACCGATCACGAATCCGCGATTGAGTTCCGCGAGGGCGGTGGCGATGACTCCTACCGCTACGTCGTCATGCCGATGCGCGTCTGATCGGGGGATATCCGTTGAACGCCATGCCAGCATCGCTAGACCTTGAATCCGTCGTGCTCGGCACGATGATCCTGCAGCCGCACCTGGCCCAGGAGATCGTCGGCCAAGTCGCCGAGCATGACTTTTCGGTCGTTCCCAACCGGATCGTCTACAACGCGATCCGCGAGATGGTCGCGGCACAAATCGGCATCGACCCGGCGACGGTCGCCGATTACCTCGGCAAGAAAAACCAGCTCGCGGAGATCGGCGGGCCGAAACGAATCCTCAAGCTGCTGGAGGGCTTGCCGGAGTACCCATCAGTTGCCGGCCAGTGCGACGTGCTGCGCGAGTACGGGGCACGCAGACGGTTAGTTCTCATCGGCCAAGCCGCTCAAGGCTACGCACTGGATAGGTCCGCGAGTCCTGCTGAAATTGTCGGAAGGATCTCTTCGGAGCTTGAGGCGATCAACGACCACGCCGCCGGATCGGATGAAGCGATTACGCCATCGGCTTACATCGACGCGGTTGGCGGCATCGACGCGGCCATCGCGCCGGTGACCGAGGGCGTACGCAGCGGCTTCTACGACCTGGACCGCATGACGTGGGGTTTCCGTCCAGGCGAGCTCATCATCATCGCGGCCCGCTCCAGCTTCGGCAAGACCGCGCTAGGGCTGTCTATTGCTGAATACGTCGCCCTGAAGGAAAACAAGTCCATCGCCTTATTCACTCTTGAAATGGACGTGCAGCAGATGTTCCAGAGGTTTGTCTGCGCCCACGCCCGCGTCGACCAATTGCGGTTGCGCATGGGGCAACTCAATTCCGACGAGCGGCGCAAGCTGACGGCTGCCGCGGAAGAGTTGCGGCGGGCCAAGATTTACATCGTAGACCGCACAAGCATATCGGTCGATGCCGCGCTGGCTCAGTGCCGACGGATTCAATCGCGGCATGGGTTAGATCTGGTCATCTTCGACTACTTGCAGCTAGCAGCGAGCGGGCAGAAGCGATCCGAGAACCGCACGCAGGAGGTTTCCGCCGTGAGCCGCAGCCTTAAGGTATCGGCCGGCGAGTTGGGCGTGCCGGTCATTGCCCTTTCGCAGTTGAGCCGCGCACCCGAGCAACGCACGGGCGATCATCGCCCGATGCTGTCGGACCTTCGTGAGTCGGGCTCCATCGAACAGGACGCTTCGGTCGTGATGTTCATCTACCGCGAAGAGAAGTACAAACCGGATCGCGAAGACCTAAAGGGAATCGCCGAAATCATTATCGCCAAGCAACGCAACGGCCCCACGGGCACCGTGCGACTAGCCTTTCGCGACAAGTACGCCCGCTTCGACAACCTGGCTGATTCGGAAGCGCCAATCAGTGGCGATGAGCCTTGGGAGGATGCGGCGGCATGACCTACGAACAAGTCATCGAACGTAAGGCGCGGCGGCTGGAGCCGTGCGGCATCACGCCCGGACCGATTAACCAACTGCTATTCGACTGGCAGCGACGCACGGTGGATCGCGCCTGCCGGATCGGACGCAGCGCGGTCTTTGCCGAGTGCGGACTCGGCAAGACGCCTATGCAACTGGAATGGTCGCGGCAGGTCACCGAGCAGACAAACCGGCCCGGCCTAATCTTGGCTCCCTTAGCTGTAGGCAAGCAGACGCAGCGCGAAGCCGAGAAGTTTGGTATCGAAGCTCGCTACGCGAGAGACCGCGCCGAAATGCAGACCGCGCTAACCGCTGGCGTCAAGACGATCATCACGAACTACGAACGGCTGGAGAAGTTCAACCCGGACGACTTCCGGTCAGTCGTATTAGACGAATCTTCGATTCTCAAGGCCATGACGGGCAAGACGCGGAGACGGTTGACGGAGTTCTCCGCGAGTATCCCGTACCGGCTCTGCTGCACGGCGACTCCAGCGCCGAACGACCACATGGAGCTAGGCAACCATGCCGAGTTCCTGGGCGTGATGACCGCCGCCGAAATGCTGGCGACGTTCTTTGTTCACGACGGCGGCGATACATCGAAATGGCGGCTCAAGGGCCACGCGCAAGCCGAGTTCTGGCGTTGGGTTTGTTCTTGGGCCACGGCGATATCGAAGCCGTCGGACATAGGCGGATCGGATGATGGATTCGTTCTGCCGTCGCTGGAGATCTACCAGGTCACGGTCGACTCCGAGAGCGACGGTCAGCATCTTTTCCCGATGGAAGCCAAGACGCTGGGCGAGAGGCGCGACGCCCGCAAGTCCAGCATCAACGAGCGAGTCGCGGCCTGTGCGGAGATCGTCGAATCACAACCGAAAGAGCAATGGCTGCTGTGGTGTAACCTCAACGCCGAATCCGAAGCGCTAGCTCGCGAATGCGCCGCTATGGAAGTGCGCGGCAGTATGTCCGTCGACGCCAAGGAAGAGGCCTTGCTGGCTTTCTCTGCGGGTGAGATCGATCGGCTTGTGACGAAGCCTTCTATCGCCGGGTTCGGGATGAACTGGCAACAGTGCGCGCGCAACGCCGTCGTAGGACTGTCTGACTCATGGGAGCAATACTACCAACTGATCCGGCGCACTTGGCGATTCGGGCAGTCGCGCCCCGTCCAGTGCTACGTCGTTACGGCAGAAACCGAGGGCGCGGTTGTTCGCAACATCGAGCGCAAAGACAGGCAGGCAATGGAGCAACGGGAAGGGATGATGGCCGCCATGCAAGAAGGGCAGGAATTGAGCGTCAGCCGACCGGAGAAGCTGGAATCGCCCGTTGAAACCAAGCGCGGCGAGAACTGGACGATCACGCTTTCCGATGCGGTTCTCGGGTTGTCAGTCGAACCGGACGAATCTATCAACTACAGCATATTCAGCCCGCCGTTCGCTTCGCTGTACACGTACACGGACAGCCCAAACGACATGGGCAACTGCCGCAACCACGACGAGTTTTTCGCTCAGTTCCGTTTTCTCGTCGCTGAGTTGTTCCGCACGACCAAGCCGGGGAGGCTGTGCTCGTTTCACTGTATGGACCTGCCGATGTCGAAGATGCGCGATGGGGAGATTGCCTTGCGCGACTTCCGCGGGCTGCTGATTCGAGAGTTTGAGAATGCAGGATGGCTATACCATTCCGGCGTCACGATATGGAAGGACCCCGTAACCGCGATGCAGCGCACCAAGGCGCTCGGGCTACTTTGGAAGCAGCTCAAAAAGGACTCGTCGATGAGCCGGCAGGGGATAGCCGATTACCTCATCACGATGCGGAAACCAGGGGTAAACGCTGAGCCGATCAGCCACACAGCCGAAGAGTTTCCCGTTGCGGAGTGGCAAAAGATCGCATCGCCCGTCTGGATGGACATCAATCCGTCCGACACTTTGCAGTATCGCAGCGCCCGCGAAGACAAGGACGAGAGGCACATCTGCCCGCTGCAGTTGCAGGTCATCCGCCGGGCGCTGATGCTCTGGTCGAATCCCGGCGACTTGGTCTTATCGCCATTCACGGGCATCGGCAGCGAGGGCTATGAAGCGATCAAAGCGGATCGGCGGTTCATCGGATTTGAACTAAAGCAGTCGTACTTCGATCAGGCCGTCAGGAATCTGACGCACGCCGAGAAGTATGAGCGCAAGCAGCAGACGCTCTTCAGCGCCGAAGAAACAGAGCACGAAGCCGTCGTCGAGGAAGCCGCCGTCGAGGATGCCGCATGATCGACCCCATCACAGACCCCCGCGGCGCCGTTGCCGAGTTTATGCGCGCGGCTGGTCAGGAATGCCCAGACCAGCCCGTGCGCCTCTCTCCGCAACTCCAAGAGCTTCGCCGCTCGCTCATTCTCGAAGAGATCCGCGAGTTTCAGCAGGCCGCCGATCTGTACGAGAAGTACGGCACGAATGACGCGCTAGTCGCGGTAGCTGACGCGCTTGCGGATATCGCTTACGTGACAATCGGAGCGATGGTGGCTTGGGGCTTCACGCCCGCGGACCCGCTCTACAGCCAATCCCGTCCCAATCTAATGACCGATGACGACAGGATGGACGTGGAGCTACTGATACAGAAATACTTCCGCAAGTACTTGAGGGACGCTAAGGCCCTGTGCGACCGCATTGCAGAGGACAAAGAAAGGGGTGACTTCAGTATTGCCAGTTGGCACCGAGGAGCGTTTGCTCCGCTCAGCCCATTTTCCGTCCTTCGAGGCTTGCGACTGATGATCGGGGCGCTGCGGGTGGCCTCTGAATTCTACGCCATCCCGCTAGCCGGGGTCTTCGCCGAAGTCCACCGCTCCAATATGACCAAGTTCGTCCAGTGCCTACAACTCGACGCAGACTGTCCAGCTTGCCGCGGCACAGGCTATGCGTCCGTCAGGCGCGACGACGGCAAGATCCTAAAACCGCCCAGCTTTGAGCCGCCCAACATCGCCGCCGTCCTCCGCGGCCACGGGAGGATCGCATGAAGTTCATGCAAGCCATTCAGGCTGTCTGTGACGAGCACAACGTCAAGGTGGCTCCTGGTATCGCCTTGAGCGACGACGGCACTGTACGGGCCACACTGATGGCTTACAAGCTGGACTCTGAAGGCAAGGTCCAGAAGCAAATGGACCTGAAGCAGATCACGCCAAAGAAGCCGGAGGGTAAGTGACCGTACGCGCCCGCGGAATGAATCAGCCGCAGTTCAAAAACGCCCTGGAGTACGAATACGGGCTGTATCTGGACGCGCTCAAGAGCCGCGGCGAAGTGTCGTGGTGGGCTTACGAAGTGATCACGCTCAAGCTCGCGGATGGCGCAACCTACACGCCGGACTTCGCCGTGGTGATGGCCGATGGCGAACTGCAATTTCACGAGACGAAGGGCCACTGGCGAGAGGCGGCAAAAGTGCGGATCAAGGTAGCGGCCGGCCAGACGCCGTTCCGCTTCATCGCGATCAAAAAAGACAAGCGTTTGGGTTGGAAGAGAGAGGAGTTCTAGAGGGTGCCGACGCGATTAGTACGAGCAGGGATCAACCGATCACGAACCGTCAGCCGATTATCGGAGCCAGCCCAGTTGTTCTATAGGGCCTTGATAAACGAAGTGGACGACTACGGCAGATGCGAATCAGATGCAGAGCTTCTGCTACTCAACTGCTTTCCCTTCCAGCTCAGCAGGTGGGGCGTTGAACGAATCGAGGAATGCATAGCAGATGTATCGCAGATGCCATACGCCTGGGTAGCGGATGGTAAGCAAGTGCATGGCACGCTCGTATCAAGGTATTGCGTAGCAGGCAGATGGTACTTACAAATCAACAACTTCCGGCAGCCAATCAGGTCAAAACCGAAGTGGCCTGGGCCTGATGACTCGCAGATGCAAAGCGCTTGCGTAGCAGATGCGAAAAAAAACACGACACTACCGGATACGGAATACGGAATACGGAATACGGATTCGGATACGGAAGGGGAGTCTGAGGGGGAACCGTTTCGGCTCGACGAAGCCCTCTCCTGGTTCAAGGCCGCGTACCCGAACGATGCAGGACTCCACGCCCCGACGCTGGAGCACGCTTGGTCTGACATCGTTGGCGGCCACGTGAACCCAGCCGAAGAGTGCCGGGCGGTCATGGACGGGCTGAGTCGCATGATCACCTCAGGGCAGGACCCGAAGTTCGTACCTGCTGAAAACTTCCTTCGCAAGTTCCGTTACCGCGAGTCCTGGGGCCAAGACACCGCCCGTGCCGGGCCTACGGCGGACGCTGTGCGCGTGGCGGAGACCTGGGCGATCAACGGCGACGACGAAGGCCGGGAGCGACTGGAGCGCTACGCCAAGTGCGGCGACGGGGCGATTGAGAAGGCGGCGCGGGATGCGCTGAAACGACTGGAGGCGAAATGAACTGGATCGACGACGAATGGGGATCACACGCGACGTTGCCGGGAGGGATCACGGCGGCCGTTACGCGAGTCGGCGAAGGCTTTCACGCAACCGCTGGCGGGATGCGGATCACCTGGACGCCGGAGGGTCAAAGCCCGCGCGTCAAGCTGTTCGAGAGTATGGCCGCGGCTAAGGCGGCCTGTGTTGAGTTTCTGCGCGTGGCGCTAAAAGAAGCGGTTGCCGGGCTGGAGTCGGCGTGAGCGTCAGCCAGGAGCGAATGACCAAGACAGTTGATTGCTACTTGCGACTGCCCTACAAGCGCGTGTTGATACCGAGCGAGGATGGCGGATTCGCCGCCTTCATCTTGGAGTTCCCCGGCTGCTGCTCGCAGGGAGAAACAGCGCAAGAGGCCTACGAGGCAATCGAGGATTCCGCCAGGGGTTGGATTGCGGCGTGCCTTGACCTTGGGCGGAGAATCCCCAAGCCGGACGAGTATGAGGCTGGAGTTTGGTGCAAAACATTATGGGCAAACGAACCGTAGGCCTAATCGCAGAGCCGGGGGATAGGGTGGAGGTGGACGACAACAGACTACAGGGCGTAGTGGAGTCTGTCGATGTCTACTTCCGACTCGCAGGCGTGACGGAAGCCTGGTACCACGTCTGGCTCATAGGACAGAAGATTCGCCGACGCGTCCACGAGTCGTCAATCCGCAAGTCCCAGCAGGAGGACCAATGAAACGAGAAGTAGAGCTAGTAGCAGAGCCGGGGGATAGGGTGGAGTAATGAGTGAACACCGGATTCAATGCAATGGCGACAGCGTGCCGGGAGCGCCGAATTGCGGCATCGTGACGCTGACCGCCGAACAGTACACCTGGAATCTGAGTAAGCCGAACTACCCTTGGTGTTGCCCAAATTGCGGCAGTACAGCCGAGTACGTCGAGCCGGAAGAATACGAAGACGATTACCACGAAGACGTGGGGGCGGCTCTTGGTGACGAGGTGATCTGTCCGTGCGGCGCAACGCTGGAAACGTATGCCGACAGGTGCTCTGCTGGCCTTGCGGACCCTTGTCCAGGGTTTCTGGTTATTGAGGGCATCCGCAAGCCCCAGCAGCCCTAGAACCCGATGTCATGGCTAATACCATCAGAGTGCTTTCGTTATGTTCGGGCGCCGCGGGCCTTGATCTCGGTTTCGGTCAAGTCTTCGATTGCCAGCATGTCGCTTACGTGGAACGGGAAGGCTACGCGGCCGCAAACTTGGCAGCGCGCATTCGAGAAGGGCGGCTGGACCCGGCTCCTATTTTCACTGATGTACAACGCTTCAACGCAGAGCAGTTTAGTGGATGCGTGGACGCGGTACTGGCGGGTTTCCCATGTCCCCCAGTCTCTGTCGCCGGCCAACGAAAAGGGATCGAAGACGAGCGATGGCTTTGGCCCGACGTCTGGAGAGTGGCTCGCGAGACGGGAGCATGGATGCTGGGCTTGGAGAACGTCGCTGGACTTGTTTCCGCAGGAGATGCCTTCGGATCAATCCTCGCGGACTTGGCCGAAAGCGGGTGGAGTGCGGAATGGCTGTGTCTACGCGCGTCCGACGTGGGCGCCAGCCATAGACGGGCGCGGTGGTTCTGTCTCGCAGTGGATGACTCCGAACGTCCCGAACGGCGGGCGCTCAGTATCAGCCGAAACGGTGGAAGCCAAGGGCATGACGGAGGACGGCAAGCGCCAAGTTGGGCTGGAGAGCCAGGCGAAGCATTGGGGGACTCCCTCGGCGCACGAACGGACATTCGACCCGAGGGAAGTGGACCACGGCGTACAGCTTGCGAATCAAGCAGCGCATTGGCCAACACTGTTCGGATTCCAGGCGGGGACCGGGCCGGACGGGAACGAGTTCTCGACAGCGGTGAGGCGGTGGCCAACGCCGCGAGCCTGCGAGAACATGCAGACCGAAGCCCATGTCCAAGCGATAACGGATCGGGAGCCGCTTGCCAACAGAGCTACGCTGACGACCGCTTCGCGGGCCTTACACGCTTCGCGCCAGGTCCAAACGACCCAAGATGGCCAGCAATCATCCGAGAGTTCCCCGAACTTGTCCCGGCGTACTCGGTTGAATCCCAATTTCGTCGAGTGGCTGATGAATTGGCCGATCGGATGGACCGCGATCGATCCAACCGACTACGACTCTGCGGAAACGGAGTTGTCATCGACCAAGCAGCAGCAGCCTTCCGAGAGCTGCGTAAGAGATTGACATGAACCTAGGCGCGATTCATATTTGCTCTTTCTATGACGGCACGTACCGGGCGATGACCTACGGCAGAGAAGTGATCTTTGAATGGTCTGACCGCTTCGGCCCGCTCTTCGTCAACAGGGAAGGCGAGACGCTGAAGAGCCAGGCATGGCGAAAGGGCCTTGGCGACCTGATCCACAACTGGGAGCGCCAGGGCAAGCGCGTTTGCCGCAACTGCGGCTGCTGTCTGTGGCGGCCAGAAGACCAAGCTATTGCGAGACACGTCATAGGGAATCACTGGATGGTGACGCGATACGTGGTGTTTCAGCAAGACCGCTGCGGACGTCCAGACCCCCAGCCCGAGAGCTGCGTAGGCGGCTAGAACAATGAAGCAACAGCGCGAAAAGCCAATCTCATTCCGCGGGCCGGTGGTCTTGGCCATTCCTGAAGGCAAGAGCCAGACGCGGCGCAAGGTCAAGGGGGCCGAAGGCGTTATCGAGATGCGAGAGGCGGGCAGCGGCGTTTTCACTGCCGTCTACCCTGGCGGCGGCAATGCTACATTCCGTGCCCCTTACCAAGTCGGCGACCGGCTGTACGTCAAAGAGGCGTGGCGCGCGCCGCGCCACTGCGACAACTTCACGCCGTCGCAGCTCGCACAACAGGACAAGCCTCCGATTCGCTACGAAGCAGACGGGATGATCATCAGCGATTGCGGCTGGACCGGCGGATGGGGCCGCTACCGCCACAAGCGCTTCATGCCGCGGCACTTTTCGCGCATCGCCTTGGAGGTAACTGGGGTGAGGGTCGAGCGGCTGAACAGCATTAGCGAAGAGGACGCGGCAGCGGAAGGCTGTATGCCGTGCCCGCCGAACTACGAGGGGGATTGTCTTGTCGCCGGCCTGTTCCGCCCCTACGCCTGCGGCTTCGCTCAATTGTGGGAGTCGATTTACGGGAGCGAATCGTTTGACGACCGATGGGTCTGGGTTTACGAGTTTGAGGTTCTGAGATGCCAAGACAAGGGATAGGGAGGCCAAGGAAGTGAGCAAGCCAATCGTTATCGGGAAAACCCGCAACTGTGATGTGTGCCGCGAGACCTACGTGCCGCGCTATCGGGCGCACAACACCTGCTCGACGGAATGCTCCATCGAGGACGAAGAGATCGAGCGGGAGCGTTGCCTGCAGGAGCGCGATGAGGCGCAAGAGGCGTTCGGCGAACAGTGGCGCGGATTTTGAGCCAGGGAGGCCTAAGGAGTCGATTCACGGCGCCGGGTCCCGGGAAGAGGATCCATGGTTATGGGTCTACGAGTTTAGGCGGCTAGAACAATCGTGACCGTACTCACCGAAGCCGAAGCCGCCGCAGCCCTGGTGGACGCCATTGCCGAGCGCGTCATCGAGCGGCTGTCAAAGCCTCGGGTTTTGTCCATCAAGCACGCTGCTGTTTACCTCGACTGCACGGATGAGCATGTCCGTAACCTGATCCAGCGAGGCGAACTCAAGGCGGCGGACATTGGCCTAGGGGAGGCCCGCAAGATGCTGAGGATCACGACCGAGGACCTAGATCGGTACTTGGAGCGGAAACGGAGGGCGGCGTAGAATGGCCCTCATGCCAAAACAGCGCGGGTTCGGTCCTCTCAAGCGCCGGTCAGAGACAGCCCTGTGGTACTTCTGGCTCGACGGCGAGCGCGTCACGACGCCATACACGGAAGCCAAAGCAGCCGAGGCGTGGCGCCGGAAGTTCCTGGCTGAAGAAGCCCAAGGCAAGCGGAACGTCGGCGCGGAGAATTGCACGCTAGCCGATCTGTTTACCTTGGTCGAGCGGTCCTATCAAGGGAAGGCCTCGGCGGCGTCTGTACGGAGCCGCCTGAAACGCCTGCGGGATGAGTTGGGGCCGGTCCGCGTGGTTGACTTGAGACAAGCCCAAATCGACGGATACCGAGACGACCGCAAGGCGAAGCCGGCCACTGTGAACCGCGAACTGGAGCTATTGAGACGCGCACTGAACCTCGGCAAGCGCCATACCCCGCCCCTCGTCGCGCATGTGCCGTTTATCGACATGCTCAAGGTCCAGAACGTGCGGACGCGCCGGATCACCCATGAGCAGTATCTGGCGTTGATCGAAGTGCTCAGAACCCCGGAACGCTACGCGGCGGTGATCGCCTATCACACCGGCTGGAGACTTGGAGTTATCCGCGGGCTGACCTGGGACCGCGTTGATTGGGCGAACAAGGTGATTCGACCGCCGGAACACCAATCGAAAGAGAAGCGAGTCGGCACGGCGCCGATCTACGGGGGAATGCAGGATGCCCTGAAGGCCTGCATCGGGAGCCGCTACGTGATCCACCGGGAAAACGGTTCGCCCGTCGTGGACATCCGCAAGGCCTGGGACAAGGCCGTTAACTCGGTTGGTTTGGCCGGTTTCCGCTTCCACGACTTGAGGGCCTGCGCGGTCTCGAATCTCATCGACGCCGGGCTATCGCCGCACGACGCCATGCAAATCGTCGGGCACAAGACGCACGCCATGCTCCAGCGTTACGACATCGTGAGCGCGAAGCGATTACAGGGGTTGGGCGAGAAGGTCGAGGCGATGTTTTCCGCAAGAAAAACCCTTGCATAAGTGTCCAATCTGTTGTACTCTTGTCGGTAGAAAATGTTGACCGTAGAAGAAGCCGCCGAAGAACTCCGGCTGACCAAATGGGCGGTGCTGAAGAGGATCGAACGAGGGCAACTCAAAGCTCGAAAGAAAGCGGGCGTTTGGGATATCGACCGCCGCAGCTTCAATGCAGCCAAGGCCAAAGAACGCAAGTCGGGAGGGGCAGAACAGTGAGCGGATCTCGGGCGGTTTTCGGGGCGGTTATGCGGGCGGTCAGTACATTGGCTCTATTGGTCGGAATGTTGAAAACAAAGAACTGGCTAGTAGAATGCATTGGGTTTCGCGTTGGGCTCATAACCCAAAGGTCGCGCGTTCAAATCGCGCCCCCGCAACCACTTACAAGCAATGAGGCGGTTTTCAGGGCGGTTTTACCGGTCACGCGGAGGCCGCTGTGACCCGGCGCAACCTCCAAGGCAATCGGCTGCCGCAAGATTCTGCGATGTACGTCCGGGTCGTCGGGAAAATCGCTTTCGTCGAACTCACTCGCGGCAAGACCGCCATCATCGACGCCGAGGACGGACATCTCGTTGCTAACAGACTGTGGCGCGCCACCCTAAATGACGGGATTTGGTACGCCAGGTCGGGCCGGCAGGGCGAAATCCTTATGCACCGGATTATTCTCGGCGAGGTCGAGGATGGCCTAGTCGTCGATCACATCGACGGAGACGGACTCAACAACCGTCGGTCTAACCTACGGACCTGTAAGAGCCGCGACAACATCCGCAACAGCAAGAAGCGAACCGTAAGCGGCGCCAATCCACGATCGCGGTTCAAGGGAGTCACGCGAATCGCTGGCAGGGACGGTTGGCGGGCGCAGATCATGCGCGACGGAATCAAGATCAACCTCGGCCACTACCCTACCCCAGAACTAGCCGCCCGAGCCTACGACATGGCGGCGCGGGAATACTTCGGGGAGTTCGCCCGTCCCAACTTCCCCGCCCGGAGGGCTTCATGACCGCACATCGTGCGCAGGTGAGCACCCGTCTACCCAATCGTGCGCATAGCGTGCTCATAGAATGGAGGGAGACATGAAGGCCACGATCACCGATACAGTCACGCAGGTCTTTAAGAAGGAGATCTGCTGTAACTGCCGGATTCCGTTCTTCATTGAAGACCATTTCATGGAGGAGCGCCGACAGGACAAGCGCCTGTTCTACTGCCCGAATGGCCACGGGCAGCACTATGTCGAGGGCGAGGCCGACCGGCTTCGCAAGGAGAACCAGCAGCTAAAGAGCAACCTGGAGCGCCAGGCCAACAGTGCCGCGTTCTTCAAGGACGAAGTGGACCGCATAAGCCGGCGACTGAGCGCGGCGAAGGGGCAGAATACTAAGTTCCGCAAGCGGGTACAGGGCGGCGTCTGCCCTTGCTGCAACCGCTCGTTCATGAACCTTCGTCGGCACATGGAGACGAAACACCCAGACCCCAAGGCGGAACAAGAGGGCACATAGCGTGCTCACCAGGAGATAAGCATGGCAAGCGAACAATTCATGCGCCATCACTACGGGGCCAGCGGGTACGTCAAGCCGGAAGACCGCGAGCCGACGACAGTCGAACTACTGGACCGGATAGAGCGCTGCTTACAGCACGAGATGATCGAAAGCCCCTGTGAGGGCGATCAGCACTACTACCCCAAATGCAGTAAGCCAGAGGGCGGAACCCAATGAGAGAGGCATATAGCGTGCGCGAGGAGATTAAGAAGTGGCTAGCTGAGCTTAGGTGGCTTGTCCCGGCTTTACTGGTTTTCGAGATCCTACGAGCGGCAAGCGTAGCATCTGGCTCGCTTTGGCCGCTATCGCTGGGCGTCATCCTTGTTTTCAAGTTTGGCAAGCGCGCGGCCCAAGCGTGCTCATAGAATGGAGGGCCGCATGAAGACCGTCAAGCGCACCAGGACCCATCTACGCCAGCACCAGGGCATCAGTCGAAGATCGCGCAGCAAAAAAGTCGAGTGGATAGGCGCCGCAGTGCAGCTAGCGTTGGCGAAGCGGGACAGGAAGCCAGGGAGGCCAAGGAAGTGACAAAAGAAGAACTAGCGGCACAACTGAACGGCCGAGAGTACCGCCACGAAATCAGCGATCACGAAGAGAAGGACGCCAAGGCCAATGACTTGGTGGTCATCTTCGGCGCGTCCGACGACCTGTGCGAACTGCGCGGGGCGATCAATGACGAACTAGGAGCCTACAGGGAGGCCCTCATCCTAATCAAGGACGGCAAGCTACTCCAAGAGATCGATGACGACGATATCGACACGCTCAAGAAGTACGATGCACTTGGCTTAGTGATAAAGCTCCACCAAGAGGCGACCAAGATCCACGCCTGTTGGTGCACGGAACCCGGTTACTCCTGGACATATAGAACTACCGCCCCGCACGCCACTTTTGAAGTCGTAGAGGGAGAAGAAAAGTACTGCCGTGGAATCATCATCGACCTAAAAGAATTGGCAGCGGTTGAGCCAGGGAGGCCAAGGAAGTGAAGCCCATCAATAAGTCTCTTGCCGAGGTGCTCCTATGGGCCTTGGCCGCCGTGCTGACTTCACGGGTGTTTGATTCAGTATTGGCGCCGTTTAGCTTTGGGGTAATGGCGGCTCCATCGGTTAACGAGATCGTGGACTGGATTGCGCTAAGGCTTGAGCCAGGGAGGCCTAAGCGATGACGAAGGAGCGGGGCCGGTACGACCGCTTGATGGATTGGGTTTCAGATAGCAAGCACGGGCTACTGATTTGGCACCTTGGGGCGGCTCTTGTGGGGCTGATTCTCGCCGTCGCTTACTGGTGCTTCATGGAGGGCTGGTTGTGACCCGAGATTAGATCAAGGTGAACCTAGCCGCTCGCATCAAAGACGCCGCCCGCATCGTCGACATCATCGGCGAAGCGGTTGAGTTGCGCCGCAAAGGTAACTCGCTTTGGGGCCGCTGCCCGTTCCACCACGAAAAAACGGCTAGCTTCAGCGTCGATGAAAACCGCAACCGCTTCAAGTGTTTCGGCTGCGGGCAAGGCGGCGATGCGATCGACTTTGCGCAGAAGTTCCACGGGCTTGATTTTCGCGATGCGCTGCGACTACTTGCAGAGCGCTACGGGATCACCACTGAGGACGACGCCGAAGACCAAGGCTACCGTGATCGGTCTCGCCTACGGGCTCTGTACGCGGCCATGCAGGCGGCCTACTCGCGGGCATTGCCTGGATCCGCCGCCGCATCGTACCTGATCCGCCGCGGCATCCCTTTGAAGATCGCCGAAGAGTTCGGATTAGGCTTCGCACATGACGAGTTACCGCGCGGCGTAACCCCCAAGCAAGGCGACGGCATTCTGGCGAAGAGCGGCCGCCCGCTGATTCGTTCTCGGCTGACCGTCCCAATTCAATCGACCACGGGCGACGTGATTGCTTTCGCCGGTCGCGCCCTCACGGACCTGCAAGAGCCGAAGTACCTCAACTCGCCCGAGACCGCGATTTATTCCAAGCGCTCCACTCTCTACAATCTGCACCGCGCCGGCAACGCAGGCCGTAAGGCCGGGCGCATGGTGGTCACCGAGGGCTATTTCGACGTCATCGCGTCACATCGTGCGGGCATCGCTGAAACGGTCGCCATCTGCGGCACGGCCTTGAGCGACGAGCATGCCAAGCTGATCTCACGCCATGTCGGCTTGGCGGTGCTGGCTTTCGACGGCGACAAGGCGGGCATCGCCGCACTGGAGAAAGCCGCACCGCCGCTGCTGAAGGCAGGGCTTGAAATCCGCGTATGTCGCCTGCCGAAAGGCCAAGACGTCGCCGATCTTTGCCGATCCGAGCCGGACAAGTATCTCGCGGCCCTGGCTTACGCTCAGGACCTGTGGGCTTTTCTGCTCGCTCAGCTCGCCGCGGAGCACGATTTGCGCTCGCCGCTTGGGGCAAGCAAGGCTATCGCCGCGATTCGGCCATTTGCGGCTGTTCTGGGGGCCGTGGAGCGATCCGCGCTAGCTGCCGAGGTGTCGAGTCGCACCGGCGCCGCGCAAGCCGTCGTAGACGCCGCTTTGGCGGGCAGGGGCGGACCGGAGCCCGTCAAGGCCAAGGCAGTAGGCTACCTGCCCGGAGAAGTGACCTTGATCAGGCTCTTCGCGGACGAACCACGCGCGAGAGCTATACTGCCGGACGCGGTTCTCCTGTTCGAGCGCCTTGGACTGTCGACGGCGCCGATTCTCTCGGTCTTAGCCGAAAGTCCGTCCATCGACTACGACGAGTGGGAATTGCGCTCAGGGGAAGCCGCTCAGGACCTTGCCGCGCTTGTCATGGCGGAAGGGCCTAGGCCGTCCATTGCGGACGGCGCAGCGGCGCTAGGAGCGCTGAAGAGGGAGTTACGGCGACGAGAAAGGGCGGAAGCGCTCAGGGCCGCTCAAGGGGCCGATGACGCTGCTGCGATGGAAGCCCTGGCTCGACTCTCAAAAAGCGCGTGACAAACGGAGGATGTATGAATTTTATTCGCAATCTACTAAAGCAAAGCAAGCCGACCGATGAACGGCTGAGCGCAGCGCCCAAGGATCCGCCGGTTCTCGTAGTCAGCATTGGCGACATAGCCAACGGCACGCGAGAACTAACGATACACAATGCATCTAATCATGTCGCGCATGCCGTCTCCTGTGATTTCGATGCCGGTAAAGAATGGGCTCTCGAAGTCGAGCAGATCAGAGCGCTGGGGCCAAATTCGAGCCGCCTACTGAAGTCACGATCGATGCAGCGAATTGGCGAGCAAGGTCACGTCTTTAGCCCTGGAGTGCAGCGCTACTACGAGGCCAAAATGTCCGAGGGCGGCGACTACCGATTCAGGGTGAGAATCCACTACTCCGATGGGGAGGGCCGAAAGATCGTAGCCCACTCGACTTGTACGGTTGACGAGGTTTCACTTAGGCCGGTCGTTAAACTGGAGCGCGTAGTTTTTTCAATGAGCGACTGAGCGACTGAGCGACGGCGGCATTGAAGCCGGCCAACGAGCCATCGTTGCGGATCACGCGATCAACCGGGAAGTCCAGACGCTCGCTTTCGTGGTTGGCAATCCCGCCGGTTGCGCCGCGGCCGTCGATTCTCCAGACTTCGCCGCCGCAGAGTTGCACGGCGCGGGCTTCGTTTGCGTAGCGGACGTCGGAGACGGCATAGAGGCGCTTCGGGTCCATCCGGTAGAGGACTTGGGCGATCCAGTAGGATTCCCACTGAGATCGACGCCACGCGCCCCACCATTGCAGAACGATGCGGCAGTGATCCGCCGTCGGCTTGCTAAAGATGTCGCGCTGCAGGCACCGGTAGAACGCGTCCCGGATATCGGGCGTCATGTCTTCCGGGGCGTCTTCGTGCGCGTCGAGCCGCTCGTAGACTTCGGCCCTTAGGGCGTCCGCGAAAGCGCGCCGCTCGTAGCTGTGCGACTTGAGAAAGGCCGCCGCCGTATCCTTGCCGGAACCCATGCGGCCGGCGAGTCCGATGATCCGCGGGTAGCTCATCGAATTACCACGCGCGGTTGATCGACCAACCCGTGTTCTTTGTCGAGAATAAATCCGTCCATGCCTCTGGGGTTGCCTAGATATAGTTCGTGCGCCGCGTAAGCGTTCGGCGGACACAGCGCTCGCAAGCGCCTGACCGTGACGGAGTGATTCTGATACACCACGTCTTGATGGATATGACCAGTGCGCCACTCCCTGAAGGGGCACTCGGCCCAGTCCTGCGGCCGCTCTTCAGCCATGACGTTGGCCAAGTCCCTCATCTTGGCCGCGCCGCCCTTCACGTCGCCGTGCGTGATCCCGGTCAGGTTTTTCCCCCAGCGGTAGTAGGCGCGGCTGCTGGCTTCGTTGCGGACCTCTACGTTCTCGTTGCCCGCGAAGTAGGCATCCATCACTTCGGCGATGTGAAACGATGTCGTGCGGTCGTGATTGCCGACGACATTGATGACCGTGACCGGCGACACGTCGCGGGCGATGCGCTCGACTTGCCGGCGCAGCAGTGCGTTGATCCGCCTCACTACCCGCTGATAGCGGGTGTCCATGTCGCCAAGCGAAGTTCCCGCGAAGGTCTCGCCCTTGGGCGAATCGATGTGGCAGATATCGCCGCCAAGGACGTAGAAAACGTGCTCCGGGCTCCAGTATCCGGCCCTCGAAAGCAGAGTGTCAAGCGCGTTGTCCCAGTCCGCAACGGCGATATCGACGTCGTACGCAGGCCCGCGGGTTTCCTCCGGCCAGGCCAGCATGCCCACGTGGGCGTCGAAGGCTCCAATCTCAAGGCATTGCCCGGTCTCGGGCGCTTTGATTTTCTTGATCTTTGGCGAGCGTGCGCGGCAGCCGGCGATCAGCTCTTCGATCAGGCTGTCCGTGTAGCGGTACTCAAGATTGCGGGCGAACTTGGCCTTGACACGGAAGAGCGTTTTCTTTTCGATCTTCCCGTGGTTGTTTTTGATGCCGAGCTCCCAGGTCGTGCATTCCCAGCCGTCGAGGATGCGCCATTCCTTCGGGTCGATTCCGCAAATCTCTATCAGGTCCTTCTCGTTACGCACCTCGCGATCGACGCGCATGTTGAGGTGCCGGACGTTGTCTGAGATCTCGTCGCGCCGGATCTCTTCTTCCGTCGGCTTGAACTTGCGGCGGCCGATCCCGGCGCACTCCAGCGAGCAGTACTTGATCCGGTAGTTGGCCGGCCGAAAGGACTTACCGCACTGGGCGCACTGAATTTCGCGTAGGCTTTTCGCTGGCAAATTACCTCCAGTCCACGACGAGGGCCTCTAGCCGACGGAAGAGCTCGCCGATGCGGAGCTCGTGCCAACGCTCCGCGATTCTCTGGCGATAATCCAGGGAATAGGGAGATAGGTCCGCGGCGAAGTGAATCCAACGCGAAGCGGCCTTCGCAAAGTCATTCCAGCGGGCAAGAATAGGGTCAGCAGCCATCTTCTCGTCACTGGATCGCGAAGCTCCCGCTGAACGTGGCCGAGCCCTCCACCGTGGAGCCCGTGCTGCTTGCAATCGGGGCCGAAGTCATCACAAAATCGGTTTGAAGAACCGAGTCCATCGCGTCCTTGTATTCGATCTTGGCCAGGTGGTCGCCTTGCCTCTTGTCTCCTGTCACCGCGCACGTCGAGCCGGTTTGCTCGTTCACCACGCGCGAGAAGCTGCGCGGTTCGTAGAGCGTGCAGCTGGCTTTCGTCGCCATCGACACTGAACCGATATCGAGCGGCACGCTGTAGCTGACGAGATCCTCGGCAGCCAGCCCGCCTAGTCTTTCCGCGTCCCAGGCGCTCGCGCCGCCGACGCCGCAGCAGAAGCCGAAGTTCTTCTGCTTGCCGTTGCCGCCCTGCGTGAACGTCGCGCCGGAATCGTTGTACTCGCTCGCCCAATCGGTATCGCTGTCAGGGCCTCCCAGGGCGCCGAATGTCGCGCCCATCATGTCGTCCAGTTGAGCTATGCGGGAGGCCGTGTTGGCGTCGTCGATCTGCCGTCCGTACTTGACGCCGAGCGCCATGGCTCCAGCGATTTCAGCGATTAGAAATCTTTGGCTCGATGCTGTCTGCGCCGGGTCGAACTGACAATTGTTTGCGCTGTTAACCGTTTCCGCCGCGATGGAGGCCGAGCATCCGGCGTTGTCATCGTTCAGCACGTACAGACCGCGCAAGGGAGCGCGATAGTTGTTCACAACAATTCCGTCCGTTCCCTCGACGATCACGTCCCGGCGGTCGCTGAAGCCGTGACGGTATTGCCAGTCGAGCGCGATGTTCGGCATCGCATTCGTCAACGCCTGGAAGGTGTATGTGTTGACCGCCTTGATGAAGTACCAGCGGCCCGAGCCGGTCGTTCCGGCAAAGTTCGGAGTGACCGTCAGCTTGTCCGCATCCTGCGCCGTGATTTGATATTGCCCGACGTCCGTTACGTGATCCCGGTCGTTCAGTACGCCGATCTGAACCCACGAACCAACGTCGCCCGCGTCCCAGCTACAAGCTCCCGACGAGGCGCACACGAACTCGTTGGAGCCATTCGTTACCGAAACGGTGCTGGCGCCCGCAGTGGCGTCGTAGCCGTGCCAGACGCCGGAAGGATGACGGCATATATCGGGGTCAATGTCGCCGCCTGAAGCTCCAGCGGAGGCGTCCATTGCCGCCGTGAGAATGCTTTGGTAGTTCGAGACGCGCGTGGCGTCCGGGTCTAACTCCATCGCCAGCGAGAGCCACATCCCGACGTACCAGGCTTCGCGGGGGTCGCCGGCGCAATAGTTCAGCGAATGGACGATTCTGAGGAAATCGAAGAACTCGATGTAATCTTCAATACCGGGAAAGATGCTCGCTTCCGTCCCTTGCTCCTTTGCCCAAAGCATGATGCCAATTAGGGCATTCAAGCGCGGCTGCATAATCAGACTGTCGCCGGAAGGACCAGTCATGGCCATGCCGTTTGCAATGAACGGCATTTCCCACCACAGCGCCGCTAGTTCCGCCGCGTCCGTGCAGGCCCACTGAAGACCAGAAGTCTTGCACAGCGTGTAGTAAGCCCACACGTTGTCGTAATAGTTCTCGTTCTCCGACCCGTTGATCCAGAGCGAATTTTCTGCTTCGGTCCAATAGGAGTAAGACAGTCCGCCTTCGCCGGTTTTATTCCAATTCGCGTTCAACGTCAAAGTGTCGGCGTCAACGCATGCGGCGATGTTGTTCACCCAATAGACGCCGCCGGAATCGCGAATGACGAGCTTATTAGGACCGCCCGCGCCGCCGTCAGGGGTCGTACCCCCAGAGCAGATAAGATTGGCGAAGTCGGTTCCGCCGGCGCCTTCCACCGTTGGCGAACCGTTGCTGACCGTCACCGTGCCTGTGTCGAAGGTACGCCAGCTTGCAGCCGACCGATTCGCGGCGAAGGTCTCGGCCATCTTATAGGTTCGTTCAGGTAGAAACGGCCAAGCCGATTGACCCCACTGGATGTGTTCGCCGAGCGTGAAGGCGAACGGGTCATTATCCATGACCACGATTCGATTTGAGTCGGTCGCCACGGCTCCGACCGTCACGTTCGCCGTTCCGGTTCCCGCCGAGTTGTCCGTCACCACGAGCCGTAAATCGAAGTCGCCGAAAGTCGGGAACACCGCCGTCGTCGTGCAAGCCGTCGTCGAGCCGGTGAATAGAATCGCGGTGGGACCTGAGCCGCCGGTCTGATCGCTCCACACGCACGTCAATCCATCCACGTCGTCATGCGAGATCGAGCGTTCCGCCGATAGCGTGATCTCCGCTCCCGCCCGTACCGAGGGGGCTTGCATCCAGAACGGATCGGCGTCCACCGTGGGGTCGGCAACCGGGTTAAACGTCGGCGTAGTCGTGAAACCCGTGCCCGAAGCCGAGAAGGTCATCGAGTCCGGGCCGGAGTCGGTCAGCACGCCCTCGAAATCCCAGTTCGCTAGATCCCCCACGCCATGCGGGTCGGGCACGGGTGCGTTCGCTCCAACTTCGGTCAGCGTCGAGTAAACCTTGATCCAGTGGAACTCGATGTCCGAGGTTCCAACTGCGAAGCTCTGGATCGAGGAAGCGTCAATCGCAGAGGCGGCGTCATTGGTAGCCAGCGCGACTCTCCCCGTGCCGTCGTTCGCCCACACTTCCAAATGTGCAACCGGCGTGGCCCCATTGGAGGACGCGAGGGTTTGACTCGGATCGCGTTGCATCCGGATGAGTATTTGGGTCTTACCGGTGATGGCGAGATTGCCGTCGTCTACATCGGTGCCGTAAACCAGGTTGGACGCCGTGGAGCACCGCAGCCGCCAGTTACCCAGCTTGAAGAACGTCGTTTCCCCGGAGCACGTATTCAGGTCAAGCGCGATCTCTACGCGTGCGGCCCCGAGACTCTGCCACGTTGCCGTCTCCGGCGGGGTAAAGCTCATCGTGTCGCCGGTCGTCAGTTGCAGCGACTGTGGCCCGCTGGGGGGCGTCGTGTAGTCAACAACCCACTCCACCGCGCCGACTTCTCCTGACGCCCTGTTGCCCGCCGCGCCGCCGCCGGGCGTGCAAGTAACAAGCGCTTCGACTCCAGCTCCGGTACTGTCTGACAACGACGCTGAGTCCCATGTGCCGCTGACGACGACACCGGTGGTGGAAGAAACCGCCGTCGAGCCAACGACGCCCGCCGTGATCTCGGAGCCGTCTTCGTAAAGATCGACAGCGCAAGTCGGGTCCGTAGAGTGATTTGTTTTTCGCCACTGGACGCGGAACTCTTGCAGCCCCGCGCCGTCCGTTGGAAGCGGCGTCGGCGTCGGGAAGGTCACCCGTACCGTGGTCGAGACGTTGTTCGCCCCGCCGACGTCGCACCAAGACGCATCGGGCGAATCGGGGTCTTCGTCGATCTCGTCGACGGTACAGTCCGTGTATCCGCTCTGCGCTGCGACCGTGTCGGGGAGCTGCGACTCCGTCGCGCCGAAGAGCGGGAGGGCAAGAGCCAGGGCTAGGAGTAAGATTCGCATTACCGCGTCAATGTCGTCTCGAAAGCGAAGAAATCTAGATCAAGGGTCTTATCCGCCGTCGTCCTCGTTTGCACTTGGAAAGCTGGAGACAAGACCGCAGTGGGGATATTTAGCGTTTCCGTGGCAACGTTAGAGCCGTTGATATCGAGGCTCATCGTCGTCCCGCCGTCCGTCGAATAAAGCCGAAACAGATTCCAATTCGTATTGCAGGCTACGGCAGTGTCGTTAATTTGCTCCGTGCCGTCTCCCACTACGAATTGATAGTTCGTGTCCGCATCGGCGGTGTCCAGACGTACGTAGATGCCGGTCGTAGGCGAGACGGCGTGAGCCCCTCCGGCAACCCAACCAATGTTAACTCCAACGTCGGCGCAGGAACTTTGCCGCGCGATGAATTTCGATTCAAACGTGCTGCTGCTGAGAGCGATGATTGAGGCCCGATTGTTCGAAACATTGACAAGCGTGTATTGATCCGAAGTCGTTCCCGTAACCAGTCTCCATATGCCGGGGTGGTTTGCTTCGCCCGCTTGTCCCACGGGCACTCCGGCGCCGGAGCGTATAACTTCCCAGCCAAGATCTCCAAGATCTCCGTCTGTTGCCTCGGCGCCGGAAGCAAACTCTTCTCGGAGCCAGATAGAATCCTCGTCCAAGGGATCGAAGGCCCCGCTTGCCCCCAACACCGTCTCCACCCCGGCGTCGTTCTTCCCCGCGAAGGTGCCGTCGGTTTTGACGTAGATCACGCCTTCGCCTGACGCCGGAGTGCCGGGAGCCGCGACCTCGACTAACCGCAGGTAGCCGTTGGTCAGTGTTTGACCAAACAGTAAGGCCGCCGCCGCGAGAGTGAGAATTGCGATGTTGATCTTATTGCTCACTGAAACCCTCCATAGCTGATCGTTCCCCCTCCGCCTAAGCTCTTGCGTGCGATCCCTGGAACGATCGCATCCTGTGACGCCAGTTCGCCGCCAGGGGGCGATTTGCTGAGCACGCAACCGGAGGCCATACTTTCGTCCGTCGTATCCGCGAAAACGCAGGACGCTCCCGAGAATGTCTCCCCGTTGTTGTTCTGGGCGTCGTCCGCGTCGCTCATCACTTGCCCCGCGTTAGACTGCCCGGTGCCCGCGGAGTAGACGTTGTCAGCCAGCAGATAATGATTCGTTCCACCCAGAATTGAGTTGGCGCAACCGGTGAATGCATTCATGGCGGCCATTGTCTTGACCGCTGCGTTGGACGTGTGGATGCAGGCGTTTGTGTGATTCTCGAAGGTGTTTCTGACGACCCTTGCCGCGTCGGACTGCTCGAGCCATAGGCCCGAGTCGCAGTTGCGGAACACGTTGTTGACGATGGTCGGAGCGTTCAGGTTGAATGGAACGTGTAACCCATCTTGACTGGCTACCGGGGAGCCGCCCGGTTCGCAGTCGATCACGTTGTTGGCGATCAATGCAGAGAAGCCGGCAGCTTGGATTGCCGCGGAACCGCCCGTGCCCACGTTGGAGAAGTAGCTGTCATACAGGTACCAAGTCGACGCCGAGTTCTGGGGGCCGCCGATCGCCGACCCTGTAGAGTTGACCACGGCCACGCTGCGAAACATCACGTTGGTCGAACTGGTATCGACCGCGAAGCCTTGGGCGTCGGTATTCTTGACCCCGATCCATTCAAAAATGTAGCCGTCGCCGGTCGCGGCAAATTCAAAACCATCGTCGCCGGTGATGTTGTCGCGATCAAAGTCTAGATAGACCGGACACGCCGCCGTCCACTGATTCCCTGACGTGCCGCAGCGCGTAGACGAGTCGGCCCAGCCCTCCACTCGTACGTGGCTCGTGAACGCCCCGTCTCGGTCAACAGCGACGACAATTTTCTTGGTCGTATCAACGCGATTCGTCCATGACGTAGAGCTTGGGCCGTATTCGTTCGCGCCGTCGAGGATGCGCACAATCGACCCAACGCACAGGTTCTCGGCGTCGAACGCTCCCTGGATGCCAAACGGAGCCGCGGCGTTGTTATACTCGGCTCCGCCTGCGGCGATGTCCACGTCCGCGTTGACGCTTTCGGATACCCAAAGAACATCGCCTGAATCGCAGGTCGTGTCCTGGGCCGCCAGAGGAGCGCAGAACAGCAGCAGGATAAGAAAGCGCATCTTAGTTGGTCTCCAGGACGACCACGACGTTTTCGCAGCCGGTGTTTGAATCTACGTTGAAAACGAACTCGTCGCCGGCATTGAATGCGGTCGTCCAGCCTGTAAGGGCCGGTGTATTCTTGTTCGCCGAACTCAAAGTGATCGGCGCGGCCGAGGTGATTGAGTCCGCATCAGTGGGCGGGTGATTGGCGTAAGAGTCAACCCAAACATCGATACTGATGGAGCACGTCTGGTACGACAGGATCGTCGCCCCTGTGACGACCCCCGATCTGCGGGCGACCGCCGGATTGCTTACCCCGGTGGCGATGTCCGCCCCTCGACCGTCGAAGGTCATCGTAATGGCCCCGCTCTCAGGGGCGCCGCCTGCGCCGCCCATCACGACGACGGAGCCGGAATCCGCGACCGAGAGCGTGACGACGACAGCGAAAGCGTCAGGATCGATCGTGACGCCGAGCGGCGTCATTAGCGCCTTCGGGTCCGCGTCGTCATAGACAAATACCGCCAGCCGGGCGTGGCCGAAGCCGTGCTCCGCGCCGGTGACCGTGATACTGGTTTGCGTGGTGAACGACTCTTCGTATGGCTCACTGGACCCGGAGCCGCCGGCGACAACGCACGAGCCGGTCTCGGCAGCCGAGAAGGTTACAACGACCTGGAACGTGCTAGCGTCTACGGTGACCCCAAGCGGGACTATCTGAGCCTTCGGACTTGCGTTGTCGTAACAGACGACGCCGAGTTTGGCATGGTCAAAACCGTGCGTAGCGGCGGTGATCGTGACGGATGTCTGCGCGGCGAAAAAGACCTCCGCGTTTGTGGCGCCTCCGCCGCTCTCGCCGAGAACCGTGTCCGTCCCTAAAGAATCGGTGGTTACGATCTGGTCGCTATCATTTGCCCAGATCCTCACCGCGCCGCTTGGCGGAGTGCCTCCGTCGGTGACCTTGACGATATCGGGGAAGCCGTTCATCAACGTCTGCGGCCATAGACTCCCGGCTCCCAGCAGAGTCAATGCGATCAGAGATATTACTGATTTGCTCATTAGTCGCCGTTCACGATAACTAATTCCGCACCAGCAGGAAGACCCCAAACCGCGAATCGGAATGGACGTACTTCGCTAGATCGTGCTCGGGGCCGTCAATCTCCGTCAGCGTCATTGGCAGCACGCTGTCACCGACCGGGCCGCACGAAAGGCACTGCGCGTCATACACCGTCCAGCCGGGATCAATTGCAATAGACGGCACTTGCGAGCCGTTGTAAACGACTGCCCAGGCCCGGTTAGGGTCGCGCTCGTTCGGCCAAATATACAGCTCGTCCGGCACGGCTGCGATCGTAAACCAGGGTTGCGCCGCTATAGATACCCAGATCGGCTCCGAGGACACGAAGTTGTTTTCCGCGGTGACGTTGGTGAAGGCGCCGCCGCTGTGCGAGGTCACTCTCACGGGACGTTGCGCAAAAAACCGCGAGTTGGTTAACGTCAGCGCATCGAAACCGGACGGATAAACGTCTAACTCCAGACCGACTGAGCTTACTCCTTCGTTGTGCCAGGTGAGGGCTTCGTCGACGAGGATATTGCCGATGCTCCCCTCGCTGCGGAAGATCATGTTGCGGCCGTCTTGCGAATTGTTCGCGAAGACGTTTTGGGTGAAGTCCATATTGCGCAGGGTCGCCGCGCCCGTACCATAGGTGTGGGCGCCGTGCGCGTAATTCCAAAGCGCAACATTGTGTCGGATGATCCTATGCTCAGGCGCCGAGTGCTGTAGGTAGAAGCCGTTGCCGTGATCCCGATCGGGAGCGGTCCAGCCGTTGCCTGACAGAAAGTTGCCGTAAATCAAGCTTTCGGAGCAATTGACGTACGCGTCGATTCCTCCAGCGTTGTTGCGGCTCCAATTGTTGATTAGCTCGATGCCGGGCGACTGGCAGACCATGCCGGGCTTCGAGATATTCAGGCCGAAAGAGCCCGTCTGCGTAATTGTGCGCTGCACGAAATCTTCGTCGTCGAAAACGAAATCTCGGATGACCAGATAACCGGAGTTTACGTGCGTGGTCGAGGGAAACCCAAAGACGCACTGAGACATGGGCCAGGTACCGGCGCAGCGGTAGGTGATTTTGTTGTCCGGCGTGGCCTTTGGCCGGAAATGGAACTGTTCGATGGTCGCCCTAACTCGCGTGGACGATGAGCCGCTGATGCGCTCCGGCATGTCAGTGAGCGAGTAATGCCCCGGTAAAAACCAGAACTCCATGCCGGGTTGCGCGATTGTCACCGGCCCGGCGACGCGGTCAAGGTCATAAGGGTTCTCGCAAGTCCCAGCGCCGTTGAGCCTGAAACCTGGAGCGACGATCAGCCCGCCAGCGGCTTCAATCGCCGCGCAATCGGTCTCGACAATCGGCGGCGGGGGCGGCTCCACGATCCCGGGCTCCACCAGGACCGGACCAAAGTCAGGCACGTCCACGACAGTGGGCTCGACGACGGATGGCGCGACGAAAGACGAACCGTCGTCAAAACTCAGCGTCTCGCCGGAAACCAGCACGGGCAAGATATCGACTTCCGCGATATCCGGTGGGGGAGGAGGAGGCGGTGCTTGCGCGATCATGACCGTCATCGCGTCCGATTCGTCCGCACCCGTAGCGGTAATGACGGCCTCCGCGCCGGTCTGCGGAGCGACCCAGAGGCCCTCAGGGGTGATCGAACCCGCCGACGCCGACCAGGTCACGGCAGCGTCAGCGTGGAAGCGCAGAGAGTCGCCCGGATCGACGAGGATAGACTTAGCGGCGCAAGACGCCGCGAGCAGTGAGCCGATTAACAGTAGCCGCACTATGGACATGTCACTAAACCCTCCGTAAATTCATTGCAGGCCGCCGCTATCTCGGTACTATCCAGTTTTTGCTGCCAGATCAGGACGTTCCAGGTTTTGACGAGGCCCTCGCCGCCGCTTTGCATTGTGCCTACCTGTAACAAGGTCCCTGCGTATGGGGGGTCTCCCGTGAGGGCGTTACCTTCGTTGACGAACGACACCGCCGCACCGTCAACGTAGAAACCCGTGGTGGATTGCACGGGAGGAGTGTCCAAAGCCACGCAAATGAACGTCGGGACATCCTGACCGAGAGCCGACCCGAACCGCTGCAGCATGCGATTCGAGCCTGACTCGAATATGGAGAAATGCGGCACACCGCCGGTGTTCAAATCCAATTTCCAGCCCTGCCCGTCGTACTCGCCGATCAGACCCTTTCTGGTTCCCGACGTCAATGTGCGTGCAGACGTGGTGCAAATTGTGTACTCCTGCGAGTGAAACGCTAGGTTTGGCGAAGTTGTCGCGGTCGCCGCATCGTTAATGTCAAAATCCAACCCGCCTGGCGACGTTAACCAATCCGGGTCATTCGTGCTAGCCAGTAAATTCAGGGTGTTGCTTGCAGTTCCGAGATCCGCACAGGTCGTCCCAGAGCCTTCCTCGCAATCCCAATGAATCCACGGTGCGGGCGAGAATCCCCCGGCATCGGCGCTGCCGCGTAATAGCAATTGCGCGGCAGCGCAAACGGACAGTAATAACAATCCACTAATTAATCGTGTACTCAACATGAATCCTTACCTGAGTCGGGCTGGACGCGACAGCATCAATATCGAGGCTGAGCAAAGCGGCGTCCGCGATGACCGCGTTCGTGAAACTCGTAGTTGTTTCGTTATCGCTGTCGCAAACCAGTGGAGCCGTCAGCACATCCGTGCCGCTCGTGTTAGGCGTCGTCTTAGTCCGTTCGTCGAGCTGAATCGTGACTGTGCCGACATCAGTCGAGCAGTCCACTTGGGTGATCGTCACGCCCTTGGCCGCTAACCATTGCAAATTCCCTGAGTCCGCCGTCGCCGGGTCGGAGATGGCCCAGGAGATCGTCTCGGGGGCTTGCAGGCTGGGCACTTCAGCCTCCGACGCCATGTTGGTCCCGATCTGGGTTTCCAGGTCGCCCTCGGATGCCAACTCAGCCTCGGAGATGAAGTCCGTGTCAAGAGTGCAGCCAGCCGCGAGGCCGTCACAAGTGAAATCGCCAAAATCCTCGGCGACTAATTCCGCGCTGCCGACCTCTTGGCCGAGCAGCGAGACATTGGCGCTGAGGCGCGCATCTTCTAGCGTGCCAGTCGGGAAGAAGGATGTCGCTGAGTCCCCAGCGTTAGCCGTCGTGGCAAGAGTCGCCAGATCAATAGTGATGTCATTCGGAATATGCGCATCGGCCAGCGTCAGGTCGACTTGTATTTGGCCGCCGGTTTCATCGGTCACCGTGAACCCGTCAGCTTGGTCAAACTGGATCGTGGAAACGCTCGAGATTGACGGCGCTGCATCCGCTTCTTCGACTGTCAGCGAACCGCCGCCCGCGGTTGCCGATCCTGCGATTACCAGCGTGCCGCTCTGGGCCACGGCGAAAGTCACCACGACGTCGAACGTACTGGTGTTGATCGTGACGCTAGCGGGCTGGATCAGCTTCTTGGGAGAGGCGTTGTCGTAGACTGCGACGACTAGCTTTTCGTGGCCGAAGCCGTGCTCCGCGCCGGTGGCGGTGACAGAGGTTTGCGACGTGAATGATTCTTGGTAGTTTTCGTCCGCGCCGGCGCCCCCGCCGGTTTCATCCGTCGCGCAAACAATGCCTCCCGTAGCGTTGGCCTTGGGGATCTGGTTCTCGGTACACGCCGTGCCGAGGTTCTCGACCAGGATTTCGTCGGCAGCGTTTTCCAGGTGCTCGCTTGCGTGGGTGTCGGTCTCCAGCAGCGTTGCCGAGCCGCCGTTGAGGATGAAGGCTGGCATCCCGGTCGGGCGGTCGTGGTACCAAGTGAATTGATTCGCTGCGCCCGGAGCGGAGGGTGCTGCGTCGTCGGTGAACCCGGTGAGGTTGAACGGCGTGGTTCCCGTGCCGACTTGCGTACCAGAGGGCAGCGTCATCGCTCCCGCGCTGAAATCGTAAGTCCCGGTCTCGTCGATCTGCGCGGGTCCGATGGAGTCAGCGACGACGGACGCCCGTGCTTGGTCTGGTCCGCCAGCGCCGCCGTCCACGAGCGCCCAAGAGACCGTGGCCGTGTCGTCGAGATCCGCGGTCGTGTCGACGGCCACGCCGTTCACAGTGACCGCATCGCCCGATCCGCCGCCCGTGTCCAGATCACTGACGGTTCCATTGATGCACTTTTTGAGCGTCGTTTCGCTGAGGTCGGCGAAGATGTTGTAGTTGCCGGCCGCGCAGGCTGGGTTCGTGTCGGAGTCTTCGAACTCGATGCCGAGGTTATCGGCGACCAGTTGACCCGTCAGCGTGCCGCCCGCGAGCAGTAGGTAATTGGACGCTGTGATCGTATCCGGGACTTGAGCGTCGGTCACCGCGCCTTGCAGGTCCTGTAGGTCGAGTACCGCCTCAAGCTCTGCCTCAACGCCTGCGGCGTCCAACTCGTTCGCAGAAACAACGTCCGTGTCCAAGGTGAAGCCGTCTTCACCCCCGGCGTTGGTGAAGTCGCCGAAGTCCTCCGCGGTTAGCTCGGTGTCGTCAATCGTCGCCCCGAAAGGAGATGCCGTCAGGACAGGAGTACCGCCCACCTGCAGGGCTCCAGCAGACAGGTTCGCCACGCCGTCCGAGTAAGACCAAACCGGACTAGTCGTCCCGGTCGGGTCGATCGTGTGCGTGATGGTTGCGAGCGTGTTGTCGCCGAAAGTGACGTTGTTGACTTCGGTCAGGTCAAGTGTCGGCGTGTAGGTGCCGCCTTCTGAGTTGACCGAGCCGTCGATGCCTGTGCCGTCGGCGACCTGCTGGACATAATTGCCCGTGGTGTCCGTGGTCAGCTCAACCGAGTTAGCGTTGATCGTCAGTCCTGCCGCAAATGTCCCGTCGATGTCTCCAGCCGCAGGGCTCTCGCTGTCGAGAACAACCGTCGCGGTGCCCGAGAGGTCGGCAAATGCGAGTTGCTGCCAAGCGAAAGTGGTCGCGCCCGTCGCGCGTACGACGTGTCCGGTGGTCAGTCCGCTCGCGGTGTGGTCAGCTCCAACTAGCGCATGAGCCGAGGGAGCGAACGTGCTCGGGATGCTTTGCAGGTCGGAGTACAGACGCGTGGTGACCTGCGTAAGGTTTGTGAGCGTGATGTCGTCTTCTACTTCGGCGTCGGAAATCGATTGGCCAAGAAGGGACACTTCGCCCGTAGCGTCGGGGAAGGTGATTACCTTGTCTGTCGAGGTCGGGTCCGTCACGCGGAAACGCGTCTCGATCGTGTCGGCTGTCGAGCCCTCGCAAACCCAACCGCCAGCCGAGGCTCCCTCGTTCGAGAAACGACACTCTTCGGAGCCTAGCGCGGGATCCGCGCCAGCGTCCGAGAAATCAAAGGCCGCGGTGTAGGCCGGTCCGCCTGTGACGGCGACGCCCGTGCCGCTGGCCAGGGTCGGCAACTCACTATCGCGAGCGATGCTTGCCGCAATGTTTAGCGTTGGGGCGCCAGCCACGCCGTCGCCGTTAGTGACGACGATTTCCGCGTCGCCGGTCAGCGTCCGCGCCACGGTCGTGTTGAGCGCCGTGCGGACCATGATGCCGTTCGCGCCAGGATCTCCAGAGCCAAGGTCATCGGCGCCTGAGGCTGTCGGATCAAATACCCGCAGATTCGGGGTTGCGGCGCCATCACAGTACTCGATGGTGCCGTCGTCCATCACCTGCATCTTTCCGGGGTTGCCGGCTCCGCAGGTCAGTGAGGTCGCGCCGCCGTCGGTCAGGAAATTGGCCTCTTGCGATGCGACGCTCAGCGAGAAGGACGAAGCGATGTCGCCGCCGCCGCCAAGACCAGCGCCCGCGGTAATCGTCACGCCGCTATGGGCAACGTGCTCGTCGGCGGCGAAGTTGAGTAGCGCGTCATGGTCGATGGCCGCTACGTGCTGGGTAACGCTTGACTGGCTGATTCGACCGTCGGCAAACGATCCCGTAGTTGTATCGCCCGCGTCGAGCGCGCTGATGGTCGTCCCGTCGTGCGCGTGCGAATTATCCACGACCGTCGGCGAGGCGATCGTGCCGCCAAGGTCGCCCGAGAGCGACTGCTCGTTGTAAGCAAGCACCCGCGTGGCATCCGCGCCCGTGACGTCGGGGAAGAGGTATAGGCCCTCGAAAGCATCCGCCACCGAACCTTCGATGAGGACGGCCGCGCCGCCGGCGCCATCGGTCGAGAAGACCGCTTCTTCGGCATTGAGCGCTGGATTTCCAGCGAGCGTTTGGCTGTAGTCGAAGGCGACGACCTTGGTCGCGGTCTCTTCGTCCGCGCCGGTCACCGCTACGCTCAGCGAGCCGTTCACATCGGCGACGTAATTGCCGGTCGTGTCGCCGCCTAGAGCAACCGAATCCGGGGCGACCCCAAGCGCCTCGGTCGCTTGCGCCGCTAGGTCGATAGTGATGTCATTGGGTATCTGGGCGTCGGCAGCCGTCCCGGCCAAGTGCGAGAAGCCGGCGTCCGCCGTCCACGTTCCGGCCGCCACGCGCAGCACGCCGGTCAATGCGCCGGAATCAATACCCGTGCCGCCGCGGGCCGCTTCGATCTGCCCGGCAGAGAAGAAGGCTGTCGCGCTGTCTCCGGCATTAGCCGTCGTGGCCACAGTCGCCAGGTCAACGGTAATATCGTCCGGCACCTGCCCGTCGGTCACCGCCCCGCCAATGTTCGACAACGTGAAGCTGCCTTCGTTGATCGTGACTAGCAGGTTGTCGCCGTGGGTGGCGTCATTGCTCTGCACCGCTACTGTGGCCAGCCCGTTAGCCGAGCGAAACTTAAACGTATCGCCGCCGGAAGCGTTAGCCGAGGTCGTACCATCCGTCATTGAGACGTAGGCGTTGCTGAGTCCGCCGCCGCCGCCATCGTCAGCCGAACAGACCGGCAAACCGTCCGCGCCAATCTCTGAGATCTTGTCCGTGCCGCCGCAGGTGATCGGCTGGACGAAAGCGCTATTGGCGTTCGGAACAGTGACCGTGCGTGCAGCTGTCGGGTCGACGACCGAGAAGGCCGTGAAGAAAGCGTCTGCCGTCAAGCCGCCAAAACGCAGCGGAACGGCTACGCCGTCGATATCCTGCTGGGCAGTGAAATTATTGGCGTTGGCTTCGACCTCGGCAAGCGTCAAGTGATCGAGGTCGCTAATCTGCGATTCGGTCAGCGAGAGCGCGGCCTCATGCTGAGTAACGCTGGACTCCGAAATCCGAGCATCGGCAAAAGCTCCCGTCGTCGTGTCGGCTGCGTCAAGCGCGGAGATCGTCGTGCCGTCGTGAGCGTGGCTGTTGTCGGCAACCGTGACCACGCCGCCGGAACTCATCGAGACGTCGCCGGAGAGAGCTGCGAAGGCTCCCGCCCCTGAAGCCGTGCCGATATAGACCTCGGTCGCCTCGATCGTCGGCGGGTCGTTCGCTTCTAAGTTGTTGACCTCGGCGGTGAGATACGCCTGTAGGTCCGATATGTCCGCCTCGACGAGCAGGCGCCCTACGTAGCCGGTTGTGCCGTTGGCGACGAGCGCGAATCGGTTGGTGTTCGCGGCTGAGACGACATCGGACAGGTCCGGCAGGGTATTGTCGCTCAGGTCGTCTTCGTTAGCGCCAGTGACGCCGGCCACGCTAGACACGCTGAGACCGCCCGCCGCCTTGGCCAGCGTCGCGCCATTCAGCTCGATCGAGAGCTGATCGCCGGTAAGTTCGACTCCTTGACCGTCAGTCGAGAGGTTCGTTTGAGCGCTGATATCGACCGTGCCGCTGAGTTGACTGGTCAGGATCGTCAGCGCCGCTTCGTGCGCGGTTACCTGGCCAGCAGCGAGATTCGCAAAGCCAAAGGTAGTGGCCGTCAAGGCCTGGAGCACCTGGCCGGCGGTCTGCCCGGAGACGGTATGGGTCGCGCTGTCGAGCACGTGGGCCGAGGGCGCAAAGGTGGACGGAATACTTTGTAGGTCCGAGTAGTTGCGCGTCGTGACCTGGGTGAGGTTGTCAAGCGTGATGTCGTTGGCAACGCGGCTGTCCGACAGTGCGCCGGTCCAGCCAAGGGTGAATGTGTGCGTGCTGCTCGTCGAGTTGATGCCGAGGGTTACGTTCGTGTCGTCGACGTCGGCAAAGGTCTGCGTCGAGGCCGTCAGTGTATTGAGCGACGTAATGCCGCCGCCTGCGCCAGGACAGGGGCCAACCTCCCAGCGGTTGTCAGTGACGCCGTCGTAGAGAAAGCAATCACCGTCGCCTAGGCCTGTCACATCGACATTGGCCAGCTCCTCGATGTTGTTATTGCCGAGATTGTCGGCGTCCGCCCCGGTAGCGCCGGTGACGTTCGTGACGTCCAGCACGCCCGCGGAGGACAACGTGCCGTCTCCCGAGACGGCTACGTAGACGCCCGCTCCCGGTCCGTTGCCTACGAAGATCTCGCCGGAGAGAATGCCGGTCGCTGCGGTCTCAAGATTGTTCGCCTCGGTGAGTAGATAGGCTTGCAGGTCGCTGATCTGGCTTTCCGTGACGGTCAGCGCGGCTTCGTGCTGCGTGACTTGCCCTTCGGCCAAATCGTCAAATCCAAACGTGGTCGCCGAAAGCGATTGCAAGACCTGGCCGGCCGTGAGGCCGCTAACGGTATGGTCGGCGCCGTCGAGAACGTGCGATTGGCTATGCAGCTCCGAGTCGCGCGCAATCGTCGCATCAATCTTAGCTTCGGGAACGACGCCAAGGGCCGCCCGCGCCACGCCCGAGCCTTGGTCGGTGACGACGAACTCGGAAGCCAGGAATTCCAGCGTCGTCGCCGGGTCGACAGAAGGAGACCCGTCGCTTTCGGTGACGATCATCGATCCGCCGCCGCCCGCGTCCAGCGCCCACTTGACGCCGTCCGCGGTAGTGTAGACGAGGTGGTAGTTATCGACGGCCGTGGATGTGTCGATCTGATTCAGGTCGAGCGTCAGTACCGGAGTGGGGGTTACTGAAACGCGCACGCTGGCCACATCGACGCTCGACGTGTCCGGGACTTCCCAGACTTCCGAAGCGTTGTACCCGCTGCCGGTGTAGACGACGCGGTAGGACGTGCCGGCAGGATCGGAGCCGATGTTGGGCGCAAGGTCAACGTCCAAGATGCCGTCAACAACGCGAACTTGCTGCTGGCCGCCAACGACCACCTGGCCGCCGGGCGCGACGAACGTCTGCCAGGAGATCACAAGCCGGCCGTTGAACGGTTGCCCTAGGCCGTTTTCGAGCGTCCCGGTGACGGTCGTGGCGCACAGGATTCCCGTCGCCGCACACAGCAGCGCGATGATTCGCAAGAGTTTCATGGATTGCTCCGGTGAGAGCGCGGGCTACTGCTCGGTCTGGACCTTGAGGCCAATGCCGATCACGGGATCAGTACCCGTCAGCGTGTACAGGCTTGCCCTGTATTGGTCGAAGCTGGCGACGCTCGACACGGAGCCGCCCTTAACGCCGTCCGGCTCTGCGGTATTGCAATCGACAGCCGTACCGACCGCGGCCCACGCAGTCATGCCGTCGAGACGGCCTTCCAATTGCACCGAGCACGCGCTGACCGTACCGGAGACCAACTCGACTTGCAGTGTGACCGTCTTGACATCGTTGGCGCGCCGGATGGTCGAAACGTCGATGGTCGCCGTCTGGCCGGTCGTGGTCCGCGTTTCGTACTTGGTGATCGACTGGCCAGCGAAGAGCGGCAGGGCGCACAGCAGCGCGATTAACAGGGTTCTCATTTGGTCTCCTTGACTTCCACTTCCACGGCCTTAACCTCTTCTCGGTCCGCTAGGTCACGATCTCCGGGAACTCTTCCCAGCTCAAGACAGTGACATCGACTTCGCCGTCGTCCTGCCCAGGAATCACCGTTCGATCGTTGTAGAACGTAAGTCCCACTTCGTCTTCATCCAGAAAGTCGCCGACAGGGCGGCTATAGCCGCCCTGGCCAAGAATGCCGGTCCCAGCAGACGGCCGCCCCTCGAAACGATAGTGGCCAGTCCGCGTGGTCCCGTTGTTCGTGATGATGATCTGGACTACTCGCTCTGCAATCAGATCGGCTTGCCTAGAAACCCATACCCCGGCAGGGGTATTGAGGTCTGTCCATCTTTCGCCGCCTATGAATTCGGCAACCGAGGGGACGTAGCAGGAGTGCTCTATCTCTCCAGTGCTCGAATCCTTCCATCCGAGACCGACCTTCAGCGTCGCATCCCAGGATTCAACCATCAGCGTTGCGACGATCGTGTAGGGCGTCGCCGGAGCCGTCTTGCCGAAGAACTTCAGCGCTGTTCCGGGGGTAATCGTGAATGTCGTCGCGCCGCCTATTTCGCTGTCGACGTCAGATCCGGTATTCCAACTAAAGCCAGTCGGGTCTAGCGGCCGCATTCGCCATTGGTGGCGGTATATGTCCCAAGTGAGACCGTTAAAGACGGCGTGCGTGTACGGCGTCTCGTAAAAACGATTGTTGCCCGCGATGAATACCAGGACGTCTCCGGCGATGTTGTTTGACGGCCCTTGGTAGCTAGCGTAGAGCCCGAAGAACAGGGTGTACTCGATAGCGCCATAGACAATCTGTTGTCGTCCGAGCCTGCGTGCGCCAAAGACGAAAATTTCACGCTCTTGGGATAGCGCCGCGATGGACTCCTTGCCCTCACGATTCACGCCGACCGGTTCGACCAGGAGGATACGCCGCAACAGGTTCTCAATCGGAATCTCAAGCTCGGTCGTGATGCCGCGCGAGCGGTTGCTGATGGGCGACGATTCGGCCTCCGTTGACCAGTTCGCCTGCTCGATGATGATCGTTGAGTCGAGCAGGTCGTTTGGATCGGTCAATCCCCAATCGCCGTCAATCGTGATCTGCGTTTCCGTGTTGGCGATGATCTTGCGAACCGTGCCGCGGCCCGGCCCGGCGATGATCCGCGCCAGTCGGCCGATCTCTTCGCCCGGAGTAAGCCCGTTCGCGAGCTTGCGGACCTGACCCAGCGGCCCAGGCGCGTAGGTCGAGCCGTCGAGCGTGAATTTTTGCGTGGTCGTGACGGTGATCGTCCAGACGCCTTTGAGCCCAGCAACGACGCCCGTTACGCGCAGCTTATCGCCAGTCGTATAGCCGTGCGCCGCAGCCGTCTCGATCTCCGCTTCGCCGCCCACGTCGGCGATGGAGATAATATCCAGCGGCAACTCGGAATCCATCGTCGCCAGCGAGTTGAACCACTTCGAATCGGTGTACGTGTTGGCGGTCGCCGCGGTCGGTTGCGACCGTATGGTCATGACGTCTAGAGCCTCGATGCCCAACGCGACGAGATCAACCCCTGAAAACGTCAGGGTGTCCGACGTATTGGAGATGATCGCGAAATGCAGGATCGGGATGAGGTTCTCGTCGTCTTCAAAGCCGAGAAACGAAATTATCCGTCCAGCCCATTCATCTGTCGTCCACAGCGCATCGATGACCGTGATCGTCGTAGCCGCCAAGCTGCTGATCTGGACGCCCAAGACGCCGGCGTGCTCGACGATCTTGGCCCGGACCTTTAGTCGCTCAAACGCCGTGTCGGGCGGTCCATAGTGTTGGACATTCAGATCCGTGACTTTTATCGTGGACGGGCTCGAAGCGCTCGTGTGATTGAACGTCAGCAAGCGCGGGTCCGTGCCCGTATAGCAAACGTAGCCCGTGGCCGGCGGAATCACCACATCGGGGATATCGACAGCGAAGTTCACTCCGGCCGGTAGATCCGTCTTGACTAACTCGCTTAGCGACCCCTCGTTGCCGTCAGCGTCGAGAGCCGTGAGTCCGATCCAGACCGTCTGATCGCCGGGAATCGATCCGCCGCCGCCGTCCACTGAACCATCAATGGGAACTGACGGAATACCGACCTTGTTCGAGGTGAAATTGACCGGGAGTTCGCCGACAAGCTTGATGCGCGCCAGCGCTGTCCCATCCGATGAAACCTCGTAGCGCTGAGCGATCCCAAAGAAGTACTCGCTCTCGTCGTACAGCGCATCGCCGGACGACGGCTGCGTCTCATAGCCTTGCCACGGATGCGGCGGCCGCTTGGGCCGGTCCCTGCGGGACTTAGTGAAAGCGGGCTCGTCTTCCTGGCCAAACGTATCGACGTACCAATCGTCGCTGTGCCATTCGAGCGTGAACTTGGCCTTGCGGTAGTTTGTTGCCGGCGAAATCTTCGTGACGCGGCACAAGCAACCGTCGAGCGACTCGTCCGCGCCGGTCAGCAGGCCCGCGTCCAGGTTGTACTTTTGAACGTCCAGCAGGACGATATCATTGACCTTGAGGTGCGAACCCTTGATGGTCGTTTCGATGTCGAAGGACCACGTGCCGATGGGCAGGTCTTGCGGATTGCCGCGGAAGCGCCGCGCTAATAGCGTCCTGATCGTCCGAAGGTGTTGGTCGTAATTGACCGGCCCGAGGATCGGCGCCGTCGTGGCGTTGATCTTGCCAGCGGTCGCTACGGCAACATCTTCGTAGATCTGTACCGAGTCTTCGGTGTATGCGCGGTATTCGTTCTGGAAGCGCGCGTGGTAGGAGTTTTCCGCGTCGCGGATCTTCTCAACCGACCGGGAAATAGCGAGCTCGCCGTTCGACTTTTCGAGGATGTTCGACTCGTCGAACTTATAGGCAGCGAACCCGTTGACCGTGGAGCCAGATGCGGATTTCGAACGAATCGCCGTGTCGAAATTCGACCCGGCTACCGCGCTCGGCTGCTGGCCAGCCAGCGTCTGCAGCACCCGAATATCGATCAGGCCAGCATCGTCCATGCGCACGTCAAGGCGCGCGGCGTTGCGAAGCCCCCGGACGATGTCCGCGAGCGAGCGCGTGTCTCGAATTGTGAATGCGGCCTTGAATCGCGCGTGCGTGAGCGTGTCCGGCCCGCCTAACTCTTTCGTCAGGTTCGGGGCTGTTATCGTTGTCGCGCAGAACGTCGCTGCCGTGATCCAACTGGCTATCTTGAAATCGCTGTAGTTGAGTTGACCCGACAGGACGATCATGTCCATCAAGATCCAAACCGGGTTCTCGCTGAAGATCGTCGAGAAGGTCGATGGGTCGGTATAGACGCGAACGATCCGTCCTTGAATCAAGACGTCGGCGGCCATCGCCTCGCCCGCCTCGGCAAGCTGCCGGGGAACAACGACTACAGCGGTTGCGATCGAGCCGTAAGGGTCTAGCCGCGGGCTGTTAGTCCATAGCGAAACGACGTTGACGGAGCCGCGCCGCTTGCCGTCGTTAACCGCCCCCCAGAAGCCCGCGTCGAGGGAATCGCGGCCCGATCCCGAACGCGGGATTTCCACGCCGTTAACGACCATCCGCAAAAAGTCGCCGGTCTGACCGTACGACAAGACGCACTCTTGGCCGGTGATGTTGGCGTCGGCTGCTTGCGAGGTCGGAATGCCCCGAACCCACTGGCGACCGTAGACCAGCGGAATCGGGGAATCGGCGGAGCCGAGCTCGCGCGAATCGCTGCCTTGTACGCGCTCGTACGCTGACTTCGGCGCGCGGCTAATCACGTCCGGCGGATCGTTTTGGATGCCGCCGAAATTGCCCGTCGCTCGGGCTGATTCGTCTTGCTGGATCTGGACCAGCGCTCCGCTATCGCCAAGACGGGCGATGCAATGGCCATAGGTCCGATCGCAAGTTGGGAACGGCGTTACGCCCGTCTCGTAGTTGCCGCGCGCTTCACCGCCTGAGGCGTCCGGCGAATAGCCGCACGGGAAGAATCGCGAGGACGAATCGTCGGCGGCCGCTTGTCGCTCCGCCGCTGTTTTCGGGAAGAAATGCGGGCAGCGCTTTTGATTCTTGACCGGCGGGAAGATGACCCGCTGGAAGTCCAGCTTGGAGGACATCTCCAGCGTCATCAAGCCGGAGTCATCCGGCTCTTCGGCTTCGTTCGAGACCCCGTAGAACTTGACGACGCTGTTGCTGAAATTGCTTGTGCCTGGCTCCCAGAGGACGAACCGAAGCACCCATGACCCGCCAGAGAATCCGACCGTGTTGACGTAGTTCTGGTAGAGAAAGAGATCGCCGTCTTTGAGCCGCAGGGAGATCTTGGCCGGAGCCTCAATGCCTTGCGGGCCTAGCTGCTGAATCGCGTCAATCTGCTGCTCTTCGATTCTTGGCAGGTGGACATTGCCGGAGTAGGTAACCGCGTGCGTCGCTAGAAAGATCTCCGTTCCGTCGACAAGAATACCCTCCGCAAGTAGGAGCGGTTGGTAGGTAAGAGCCAGCTCCTTGTCGGCGTTGATGGTTGATGGGGGCATTTAGGAGTAGGTCACGACTGGCAGCTCAATCCGCGAAAGGCCCGGCTCGATTCCTTGATCGGGAAAGCTATCGCTGTCGAATCGGCACTTGGGGTACAGTCCGTACCCGGCCGGCGTCGGGTGATAGCCGCCGCGATCAGGCAAGGGCGCAACTTGCGGACCGTAGAAGTCAATAGCGACCGCGCCCCAAGTGCTCGAGCCGCCGAACTGAACGCTCAGCGCGTCGTCGGTGTCGGCTTGCCAGGCCAGCTTGAAGCGCTGCCAACCGGTCGTCAAAGTGACCGCAACCGAAAACACGACTGCCGACGCATCGCGAAACCCTACCAGGAGCGATTGTGGGGCGCTGACGGCCTTGAGCCAGACAGAGGCCGTGAACCATAGGGCATCGCCGTTCGTGACCGTGAGCGCGTCCCCATCGGGCAGGAACACGGTGCGAATCAAGCTGTCCGCCGCCGTGCCCGTGAGCCGGTAGGCGTTCATCCCGCCGTTGGGATCTGCCTGCGCGGCGCCGACCGTGACGTTGGTCTTCGTCCAACTCGCGTCGCTGAAGTCTTCGGAGCGCTGAATCAGGTTGCCGGAGGGGTCGAGAAACTGAAACTCGCCGTAGCGACCCTTCATAGCGTCGAAGAACGCTTCTAACTCGTCGCGGCCTGCGGCGTCGATCTTGTCGGCGAAAACGCCGAACTGGCGGACCGGATTCGCCGCACGCGCCGACGCGAAGCGCTTCCCGGCGGCTTCGTTATCCGTGGCGCGAGTGTTGAACGTCAGGGCGCGCGCGTAGGGCAGCGAAGTCGTTATGCCCGCGACCTGTGGGAAGTAGACGGCCATTTAGACGTTCAGGACGGCGCGAACCTGAGAGTCCAGCATTGGTACGAATCCCCACTTGAATGGAGGGCCGCCAGTTGGTCCAATGAACGGCTTGCCCGCTTCCAGGGCCAGGGCCGCTTCTCCGCGCGCCCCTTCGCTCTTCTCCCATCCCGGAAGCAGGCAGACCGAATCCGACCGCCTCACAAGCTCCAGATCGCCGCGCAAGAACGTCCCAGCCGGGACATCCGGCCCGTCCATCATGTAGGAATTGCCGTGCGGACAGATCGGCACGTAGCCTAACCGCCACAGATCCCGCGAAACCTCCAGCGCCAAGTCGATATTGCGCTTGACGCCGTACATGCCGCGCTCAGAACGGTACGGCCCGGCGACGTACACTACTTCAAGCCGACGAGTCGCTTCAGGCGGCGCAACAGCGATTGGTCCTGCTGCTGGCTGGATTTCGACAACCGGCTCAGGTAGTGCGAGCCGCATAGGCTGAGGCCCTCCGAGCGGGCTCGCTTCGATACCGGGTTGCGGCACTGCCGTCCTTTCTTGGTCAGACCCTTGCATGTTCCCGGAGCCAGGGGCGGGGTCATTTGAGGGAATAGCGACGGCTGCATTCTTCATCCCGATGTGATCGCGCCAGTTGAAGCCCTTCAGTTGCGCGTGCGGCTTATCGATGAACCCCGACCAGTCGCCGCCCCATTCGAGACCGGCCTCGCGTACGATCTTGCCGTAGGCTTCCCAGATCGGATCGCTGCCGTCCCATACGGCCTTCCCGCCGGACATCGGCACGGCGTCAAACGCCAGCCCGTAGTTATGCGCGGACTGACCCGGACCGGCGTTTGTAATCTTCGCCCCAAACTGCGGGCCTACGCCCATCAGCACATCAGCCAAGTCCGCACGGCTCCACTTGTCGCGGAGTTCGGCGGCTTTGGCTTCGACCTGTGCGAGCGTGCGACCCTTGCGAAAGAGTTGCGCCTGCTCCTTGTCTGACCGATAGGTGCAGTAAACAGTCAGATCGAGTCCTGAAACTCTTGCGAGCTCCAGGACCCGTTCCGCCTTTCCTCGCACCTCGATCAAGAGGTCGTTGATGTCGCGCGATGCCATTAGGCGATGATCGCGTTCAGCCGCGCCTGGACCGGGACATCGCCCGTGCCGCGATCAAACGACCGCCGCGAAAGCTGGTCCATGACCTGATCGATCTCGTAGGGCTTGAGGTGCGCCAGCGTGCGCGTCTTGATGACCGCCGCGGAAGCCAGCAGCGCGGGCGTACCGGCCGCGTCGTCCGCGAAGGTCGCGCGGATGTGGTTCGCGCCGCCGACGTAGTAGCGAGCCACAACGCCGTTGTCGTTCGCCGTGGTGATCGCCGGCAGGGCGCCGCCAAGTAAATCAGCAGCATCAGCGGATTCCCATCCGGTCGTACCGTTGGCCGACTCTTCCACGTCGAGCGTGAATTCCGTCGTCGCCGATGCGGTCGCCAGATTGAACAAGACGATAGCGGGTTCGCCGTCTAACTCGACCGCCGCCCCGTCCACGCCGTCCGCAACGTCCTGCGGCGCTACACTCTGCGATCCTGCGAACGCGAGCAGTGTGTCGATAATCTCTGTAGCTGTGAGCCGTTTTGCCATGAATCCTCCGTAGCCTTAAATCCCAATGAAACTAGGCCGACAACTGCCGCGCCCGTAGCGTGAACTCGTACTGATCCGGACCGCTCTCGCGTTCCTCGAATGTGTCGCCCATGAACGTCATGTTTTCGTAGAGCGTGCCGCCCACCGTGATATCCCAGAGAACGCCGTCCATGCCTTTCTGGTCGATGAAGAATTGGCGGACCAGCTCCAGCTCGTGAGGGGCGATATCCACGAACTGCATGTCCCAATCGACCAGCGCAGCGGAAGCCGATTGATTGCGCTGCTCTGAGCCATCGCCGAATTTACTAACGTCCGTGACATAGCGTTTGGTCCGCGTCGACGGGTGCATGAACGGCGCATTGCCGCCCAAATCAGGAAAGCTGGCCACGGTCTAGTACCGGTCGATCGGCTTGGGCGCCTCGATGTAGGGCTTGTCGCCCTTGATGCCGCGATTCAGGACATCTTCGACTTCCTTGAAAATGTCTCGCACAATGGCATCCGCATCGACGTCCTGCTTGGCGATCTGCCCAGCTTTGCGGATCATGAAGCGGGCATCCGCTAAGTTCTGGTTCAGCCAGTTCGCGATGAGGGCCTTTTTCCCCGGCGTGTAATCTTGCGACTCTTCAATCTCGTGCAGCGCGGTCAGCGTGCGCTCGACGGTCTCTTTGGCTCGGTCGATGATGTCGGCGGCCTGCATGTCTTCGGCCTTGTCGGACCCGCGAAGAGTCTTCAGCGCATCTACTCCGACCGCTAGGATTTTGAGCCACGGAATCATACTGAGTAACCTCGCCAGCCGCCCTGAGACGACGATACGAACCATTTAGCCCTCGAACTCGCGGCGGAAATCGCTGTACGTCGCGCCGCCGTCTTCGTTGAACGCCACGCGCGCCGCTTCGCCGATCATCGCCCGGTTGTCCATGAAGGACTTGGCGTCCATCGTCGTGACGTTCACGTTCACGATCCGCACGCCGTTCGGGCCGGACTCGACCGAGCGCCCAAACGTATCGAACTCTCGGTTGATCGACTCCGGCGCATTGAAGCGGTTGCGGTTTAATTCGTCCTGTATCTGCTTCTCACGCTTCAGTGGGTCTTGGCCGCCGAAGAATGAGCCGATGAGGCTAGCGCCTAGGCCGATGGCCGCCAAGGGACCAGCGAACGAAGAGCCGATCTTGAGGGCGCTCAGTATTCCGCCAGCCGTCGAGGCGATCCCGGCGCCGGTTTGGACCGCTCCGGCCACGCCGCCCCTACGAACTCCGCCAGCGATTCCGGCCGCGCCGGCAGCTCCAAAGATACTCGTTTGCACGATCTTGGCTAGAAGCTGATTCGTTTCCTTCGTTGCCTCACTGGTCGTGCCGGCCGCGTCGGCGGTGACTTGGCTGCTCTCTCGGAGCCAGTCCAGCCCCAGGAATCCTGCGTCATCGCCGATAGACTTCCGCAACGGCGTCAAGAATGAGCCATCACTACCGCCACGGCCCGAAAGCGCAGCCGTGAGTCGTTCCGTCGCCGACGTGTTGAGGCTCAGCGCCGTGATGTTCTCGCGCTGCAAGTCCGCCGGGTTCACGCCTAGCGCCGTGCCTTGCAGCAGCTTGCCAATCGGCGAGAGTTTGCCGTCTTTGGTTTGGCCGCCGATCAGGCCGTCAAGACCCAGCGTGCCGGAGTTGGCGAGCACTTGCTCTGCCAGGTTGCCGGTGACCGTGCGGCCGATGCCAAGCACCTGCGCTTTAAGAAACGCGTCGAATCCGCCACTACCGCCAGAGACCAGCGCATCAAAGGCCGATTCAGCGGCTTGGCGACCGCGGTCCAGCCTGTCGCGCTCCAGTTGGGCGAGTTGCACGCTGGCGTCAAGCTGGGCCTGTAGGCGGCCCTCGACGACGCGGGCGGTCTCACCTTCGATATCGGCGATCTGCTCGATGGTGCTCAGCCGGATCGCCAGAACGTCGCGAATCTCGGAGCCGTCCCGCGAACGAAGTTGAATGATGCGCTCTTCGGCGTCGGCGATCTGCTCGATCTGGCGGACGCGGCCTTGGTTGAATGCGGCGATATCCCCAGGCACTTGCCGGACGCGCTGGATTAGCTTGCTCTGCTCAAACTGGGCGTTAGCGTCGAGCTCGACCGATCGCGTCTCGAATGAACCCTTGAGCGGCTCAAAATCGCCTTGCCGTTCGCGTTGTGCGATCAACTCGCGTACTTCGCGCGCTTCGAAGCCGGCGCGAATCTGAGCCAGCAGCGCAGGGCTTGCGCCCTGCAGCTTGCCTAGCGTTTGATCGCGATCAGCACGAATACGAGCAAGTCCGTCCAGCTTTTCCAGCGCAAGACTTTCGATCAAGCGTTGAGCGACCGGATCGAGTTTTTCGCGTAGCTCCTTGGCGAGCTCCTGTTGCTCGGATCGGGCATCGAGGGTCGGGCCTGCAAGCGCCAGCCCTCCGGGGTCCACAGGCTTCGGGATAACCTGACCAATCGACTCGAACCTGGCCTTAGCGATATCTACCAGGAGTTGCCTAAACTGCTCTTCCTCGGCCTCGTCTTTGGGGAGGACGACAGTGCGATTGCTGCGCCGTTGCGGCCGAAACTGATCTATTTCGTTCTGTTCTGCGAGCGCATCCGATAGGCCTACAAACAAAGGGCTTGCGCCGCCGGGCTTGACGTTCAGCCTGTCAATAACGCTTTCGATACTGAGAAGTACTGCCTCGTAGGCTTGCACCCCGGCGAGCACTGGTCCCCTAAACAGGTTCGACAGCCCTTCATGTACGCGGCCCTGGGCTTGGTCAATCCTCAACAGCGAGCCGGCCACGGTGTCGCCTACTGCCGCAAACTCGCCGCCCGCGTCGGCCATCGCTACAAGCGCCTCGGTCATAGCTCGAGATCGTTGCTCGGTAGTGAGCGCCTGTACGTTGGATATCCCTAGCTGCCTTGCGTAATTCGCAAACGTCCTCGTCAGGTTGATGACAATGCCAAGCTCGTCGAGAAGTTCGGGCTCGGCCTTGAGTAAGCCTCGCTGGAGTCTGCTAAACGCGTTATCAAGAGTCAGGCCTTGACGCGCGGCGGCGTCCATCGCCAAGCCAACCAGAGTGACGGTCTCTTCTTGACTGGCTCCGGCCCGCGTGAAATCGCGGATCGACTCGCGTGATTGAACGGTCGTTAGCCCGAGTGACTTTAGCCGGGTTTCTGTACCTGCGATCTGCGCTTGCGAAACACCAAATCGGTCGCCCAGTACGCCAAGAGTGGCGCTCAGCCCCTCCAACTTGCCTTGGGTTGCGATTATCGACGCGGTGAGTTGGATCGCCTCACTAGTCAGAGCTGCGGCGCCGAAAGCGCCCGCGCCGAAGCCAATGCCGCCCAGTAGCGTACCGCCAGCGCCGGCAAGTCCGGACAGGCTAGACGCGCCCCTTGCGCCCCCAGATGCAGCGCCGCCCGCGACGCCCGTGATGGCCCCGCGCTTGTCCGTGAGAACAATACGGTTCGTATCTTGGATCTCGCGCCGCAGCTTAGCGACATCGCCAGCCGACTTGAGCGCCTGCCGGCCAACGCGGTCGAGATTCTTCTCGTAGGTATTCAGCGGGCGAGACGATCCCGTGGCCTCGACGCGCAGCCGCCGTACGTCATCGGCGACTTGCTTGCCCCCGCGGGCGTTCCTGACCACCAAGTCAAGAATCAGCTTGAGCGTTTCATTCATCGGATCTTGCGCCACTCGTCGTCGGACGATCTCTCAATCGCCTCGACGAACAGGCGCTCGGCATCGAGAAGCGCGAAGGCTTCCACGATGCGCGGGTCGGTCTTTTCGGTCGGTCGAATCTCAGCCGTGCGCCAGCGGTTCCAGAGCTCGACCATGCGTTTTGATTCGCCGGTGATGCGCGAAACCGGGCATTCAATCGTGGATAACTCGGGCAGCGGCCTCGACTTGTCGTCGCGGTGCTTGTAAGCCGGCCGCCATGCCGAAGTCAGCCGGAACGGATCGGATAGCTCGGGGAAGTACTTCTCGCAGTTGCGGTCCTTGTATTTCTCGGCTAGCTTGCACTTGGCGCAGTCGAATCCGTCTTTTCGCCAACCTCCGCTGCGCCGGAAGTGGAAGGCGAATCGGAGTTTTTTGCTTCGTCTCCGTTCAGTCGCGCCCGCAGTAAGATCAGCACGTAGGCCTCATCGACCAGCGCTTGCGGCGCCAGTTCGATAAAGTCATCAATACTCAGAGGATTGCCGTCTTCGTCTTCAGCGCCTTCGATGCGCGCTAATCCAGCATGCAGCCAAACAGGACACAGCAACTCGTGCTCGATTGTCTTGATTTCGGCGACAACCGGAGCGCACTCTTTGTTTCGCGCCCGGTAGTCTTCGGCTGGCAGCTTGGCGATAGCGACCTCGCGCGAGATATGCAGCAACCGCACGTCACGCATGTCAGCGGATTTATACAGTGGTTCGGCTTTGATTAGAGCTTCTTCGCGCTCGCGGATTTCGTCTTCGCTCAGTTCGGCAAGATACTCCTTGGAGTCTTCGAACTCAACCGGGATATTGTACTTGCGGTCGACGGCGATCTGCTCTAGGCGAAGGTCCTCTTTGCGCTGCGACGCTTCAAGCGACTGAAACGACGTTTTCGTGCGGCGCCGCTCATTCCAGGGCTTCAGGTGGAAGATGACGGACGGATCGACCGTCGAGACGATCTTTTCGGTACGTGAGATTTTCATGAGAAAAAACCACGGGCCGCCCACCATGACGAAGGCGGCCCGTGAGTTAGGGAGAAACCTAAGTCGGGTAAACGATGGGGTGAATCCGCGGCACGGTAATTCCGCGATTCAGCATTTCCCACTGATAGATGCCAATGGCGTGATGGGTGTAGTTGAGGACAAAATCAGCAGCCAGGTCGAAGCCTTGAATCGGTCCGCTCACCCAAACCGCGCGCCAACCGAGGACCGGCTGCTTGTTGAGATAGAAGACCAGATCGCCAAGCCCCCATTCGTGCGTCAGGTTGGCCGCGTTGTTGACCGTCTCTTGCGACACGCCGTCGGGCGGCCCCGGCTTGACGTAGTTGTCAAGCTCTTGATCCCATATCGTTTGATCGACTTTGTAGGACTGATAGCTCGGGTAATTGCGCGGGTCGCGCCGCTTGCCGAAGATCGCTTCGAACCCCGGCGGCAACTCTTTGTCAGGGCGGGCTTGCCGCGCCCACGGTTCCGGACCGCTGAAGGGACTGACCAGCCACCATTCCCCGCCGAATTCGGCAGGCGCTTGGCGATAAGGTCCGACCGGGTGCTTGTAGTGCTCGGGCACTTCCTTGTAGCCTGGCATCGATCCCCCTAAGCGCAGATGATCCGCACGTTGTGCGGGCTGAACGCCGAGCCGGTGAAGTTGGCGTCCTTTTCAGGGTCCGCGTCTTGCAACTGCGGGCTATCCAGCTGGACATTGTCCACCGCGATGATGAGCATCTTGCCGGCCACCGAGCCGAGCGTTGCGTAGATGTTGACCGGCTCTTTGGTCCGAGCCTTGGTGAACATATTGACCAAATACGGATCAGCCGCAAGCACCGTGCCGAGGTCGCAGGTGACCGTTTTTTCGCCCTTCAGTACGCGAGAGGCCAGCAGGGCGTTGAAGCCGTTGCGGTCAGGCGTGGGATAAGCAAAGCCGGTGTTGACCGTGAAGCCGATCCGCAAGCCGGACTCGACGACATTGCCGTCGACGATCAGGTATCCCTCGCGGCCCGAGACCGGCCCGCCGACATACGAAGGCGTAGGCTCAGCCGGGAACGAAGTCAACCCGGCCTTCTCCGCCGTGGAAGCCGTGGAAAAGTAGCCCTTGGCCAGATCCCAGGCGGCGGCGACTTGGGCCGAAACCTGCAGGAAGTCTTCACCCGCCCGCAGCTCCAGCGAAGAGATCAGACAGCCGACGCCGATGGCTTCGTGCATGTCCGATCCGCCGTCGCGCCGGTCATGCGCTTCGAAAGGCACGACTGCGTCGTCGCCGTCCGTGTAGGTTGCATGGACGCGCGAGCCCGTGCCGCCCGTGCCGTTCGCCGTGAAGTCCGGTCCGATCAGGTCATAGGTGTTGGCGTCGTTGACCGTAATCAGCCACGTGTAGTTCAGCTCCGAGAGGCTGTGGCCCTGAATGCGGACTGCGTCTCCCGAGTCGTAGCCGTGCGTGGCTTGGGTGACGCGGATCTTGCCCGATCCGTTGTCGGCGGAACCACTGATAGCGCTGGCTCCCGTACCGATGGCCGGCGCGGCGTCGCCCAACGCGGAAGAGAAGATCTTGCCCTGCTGCGGCGCCGTGCCCGGCGTACCGGAGAGCTCTAAGTCGAATTCCAGCGTGGACTGAGCGCCGCGGCCCGTGATGACGCCTTGTGCGTTCTCGCGGTTGCCGGTCTTATTCCGTGAGTTGGCGAGATTCGAGATTCCCGACAGCCCGAAGTTGGCGAAACGGATCGCGTCCGATCCGGCGACGTCAGAGTCTCCCCCGGTGTGATTCAGCGTGCTGAATACCGACTGGAGGATTAAGTACAAGCGCTCGTCGCGCGAAGATGCAGCTACAAAGCTCATTAGTTCTCACCTCCAGCGGGTTCGGATTTGGGTTCGGGTTTCGGCGCGGGGGGCTTCGGCGCGACTTGCGGATTCCGCGCGGCGGCTCGTGACTTGCCGACCGCTTCGTCAAGCTTCAGCAGCTTGAGATTGATCGCGTTCGAGCGATTCGGATTAAGCGGGTCGAACCGCGAGACCGACTCTCGTCCGCCGCGGCTAAGCTGCTTCAGTGCGTCTTCATCAAAACCGATAGCCGCCAACTCTTGTTCGGTCAACAGCGCGACGCCGGCCAGTACGCATTCGCGGTACTGCTTGGGCTCGTCGAGTTCGATCTTCTGACCGAATCGGCTTAGCTTGACGAAATCCTTGCGCTCGCTGCCGTGCGGCGTGATCTCGGCGACGCCTCCGCCGACGTATAGGTAAACCTGCTTCATCCTGCCTCCGTTAATTCGCCGTGATGTTGAGCCGATAAGTAAGCTGCCAAGCCTGCGCCATGCCTTCGCCTTCCTTGACGCCGATGGGGCCGCGGACCGCGCCGATCACGCCGTTGTAGTTGACGCACTCGTAGCCGCCGAACCCACTCCAGGGCCGCGCACCGATGGTCTGCACCGCCGCGTCGAGCATTAGCGACGGCTGGCCGCCCTCGAAGTCCGGCGGCAGTTGCGTATTCGGCAAGGTCAGATAGAGCGCTAGGCTCATATCCACGTAGCCGTGAAACGTATGCTGCTGATTGCCGCGCTGCTCGTTGGCGAACCCTGCCACCCATAGGGCCATGGCCGGGAAGTCGCGCAACCCGGCATAGCGCACGAAATCAGGCAGCGTGACGTAGGCCAGATAGAAATTGCGGCCAGGACTCGCAAAGTCGATCACCGGGGCCTGTAGCGACCGCTCGATTGCCATCGCGCCGCACACGGCGTTGAATCCCGTGCTCGCGTTTGCCAGCCGCTCCACCGATGCGTCGAGAGCGGCCTTGGTTAGCTCGAATGCGGGATTCATATCAGGGCAACAATGGACCGGAGAAGGTCATTGATCAACAACTCTTCCGCCTCTTCGTTCTCGTCCGGGGCGTATCCCGCTTGGCGGAAATGCAAGTGCATTAGCTCGTGGCCTACAACGCGGACGATTTCATCGCCACTCAGGTCCGTGCTCGACCAGTCGATAGGGTTGATCAGCGTAATCCGAGCGCTCTTGCGTTGCCGCCAGTGCTCTACATAAGCGAGCGCATCTGTGCAGGGCGAATCCTTGCGCCGAACCACCGCAACGTCTATATCCCAGTCCTCCAGCCTCAGAAGGACCGCCCACAGATCGACCAATGTGCGAAGACTGTCCAGCCAAAGCTCGCCAGATAAAACCGTCAGCCCTATCGCCTCAACCGACCGCGAGTCATGTCCAGCCATCGTTGGGTGAGCTCCCGTACATCGTTGCGGCCAAACTCGAAGAACGGACGACGGGGCAAGCGGCCCGCGCCCCTCTGGTGCCCGGAGGCGATCTCTTCTTTCTGGGGATCCTGGAAGCTGATCTCAGCGCGTTCGCCTTCCGCCGTGCGGCCCGTTAGCCGCGAAACGATGGCCTGCATCATGTGCGGCGCGCGCGCGCCGGTTAGGTCCACAGCGGCGCGGCCTAGCCACGATGCCTTGAACCACTTGTACGACTTCGCCTTGAGTCTGCCGCCCGGCGTTGTCGAGCCAAACGGCGTAACCTTGCGGCCCCGCCGGACGCGGTTGCGTGTTGCCCTGACCTTCGACGCCCTACTGCTTCGCTTCGATCCGCCTGCACGCCCGCCTAGGTCGATATAGACCGGCCCCTTATCCGAATATGGCGCCAGCGCGTTATCGTTCGCGTCGAGCCCGCGCGCCGTCGATTGCAGGATGTCCGCGCGCTTGATCTCTGCTAAGGCCTTAGCATCGCCAGGTTGAATCTCGGTCAGCGACAGTATCCGCCTTGCAATGGCATCCGCATTACCTTGGAGCTGGATCGGCAACTTGCTTCCATTCGCCTGCTAGCCCGTGGAATACTCCGTCGATCACGACCGGCTCAGCCTGCACGAACGTTCGCACGAAAGAACCGTCGGCCTTGACTAGTCGCACTTGCGACTCCAGTCGGCCCTGCGTGGCGATAGCGGCTTTCAGTCGCGCCATGTAGGCGTCTTGATCGTCGGGGTGGATAATCTGCCGCCAGCGCTCGCCTTGTAGGTCTTCAATCAGGTACCCCAGCGACCGGCCATACGACCGGCTCACATCGATATTGCTGCCGTCCGCATCGGTGCGAAACGTAGCTCTCTTGGAAAGGTCGCTGGTGAGGATCGCTTCGCAACGCTGAAAAGCCAATTCCTTGCGGATCGTGACCAAGCACGCCTCGATTCGGTTGACCGCATCGCACAGCGAGTATCCGCCGTTCGGCTCGGTTTGCTCTTTTGTTCTCTTGGTGTCCTTCCGAATCTGTGCGATAGCTCGCCAGATTCCGCCAATCACGCCGGCAACAATGATAGCGACGCCGCCCTGAATCCATCCATAATCCGGCATTTATTTCACGTCTGTCATGATCCACACGTGCCGGCAGTTATAACCGCCGCCCGCCGTCAGCACGGGCAATCCGCCCGGAGCCCTGAGCTTCTGAATCTCCGCCCGCGTGCGCGGCCCCTCGCTCAACATGCGCCTACAGAAAGGCCGGTTCCGTTTGTCGCGCGGCCCCGAGTAGGTCAGCTTCAGTTTGACGTCAGCTTGCTCTTCGATCAACGTGAACGATCGGTCATGCAGCGTCCGATAGTGCGTGGAGAGCGCGGTGGCCGCAAGCGATTCGAGATTGTTGAATCCTCTGCCGATCGTCGTCGTCAGCACCGTCATCAGCTCCGAAAATGAAACCGCGCCGGAGTTGAGCAGTACGCGATTCGTTGCCGACTTGGCGATGCGTTCGACTTCGTAATTGAGAGCCTGCGAAGTGGTGATGCGTCGGCTTTCGAAATAGCGCCGGTCATCGGCCCGCCAATCAGGCATAGGCAGCGGTTTCTTGAGCCCGGAATTGATCGCCTTGAAGGTCCGGTCGAATAGGATCGCTTGCCGCTGCTGCGTGCCTGGTACGGCCAGCTGCGCCGTCAAGGCTTCGACGGTCAGAAACCAACCTTCCTTCTCCAGCCGGTCAAGAAAGATCTGATCGGCCCGGCGCATGAGCCGTTGAGCTGACGCCTTGGGGACCAGAGCGCCGCTGACAATCAATCCGTCGCGTACGGCTTGGCGCTCAATCGTGCGCGCCGCGTAGAGCGCCGCGATCTCCGCGATTCGCAGCATGCGCTCGCGAAAGGTAAGCGCCTTGGCGTCTACCCATGCGTCATGTTCCGCGAGAATTGCGGCGATGTCGTGAGAGTCAGCCACACGGCATTACCCCAGCCCACTAGTCCGCTCAACACTCACGACGCCATCCGGCGACTGCCCGCGCTGCACCTTCGCGCCAGCCGGGTCAAACGCCAGCAATTCAAGTGAAGTCGTCGCAACCGGGATCGGGCTTGCATTCTGCAACCGCAAATCTGTTGCCGACGTGCCGACGTACAGATTCCAACCCGTCGCGCCCATCCACGGAATGATGCGGCGCTCGACGCCTTGGTTCACAGGCGGCGGTGTGTTGAGGCTCTCTATGGAGAACGTCGCCTTCTGATTCAGCGTCAGCGTAAATTTGACCGCCTCGCACGGGGCCGATTCAGAGTTGCCGCGCACCGCAGCGCTCGTATAGCCGGCGCCGGTCCAAGTGATCGCGGCGTAGTAAGTATCCGCAGGCCAGTCCGTACCGCCCGAAGCGGCTACGATATCCGACGCGCCGAATGATCCGGGATCCTTCAACCGCCATGAACCAGGAGCCGGTAACGGGTTACGGACGGCGGGAATCTCTTTCGCCAGCGTCCGCCAGCGCTCGCCCGCGATCACGCGCCATTCATCCGCACGTTGCGACCAGCGGTCGTCTTCCACGCGGGCGGAGGCGGCGACATACACCGCGATGATACAGCGGGCCTGAGCCCACGCAAGCAGCGCGGAATTGACCGTATTGCGGTCAGGATCGTCGACGATGATCTGCTCAAGGAATACGGCCCGGCCAGGATAGCCGCGCCCGGTATTCATCACCGCGCGCATGTGGTTGTCGCCCAGCCCGGAGGAATCGTACGCGCCGCCGTAGGAGCGCAATAGCGGCTCGATCTCTTGACCGAGCATGTCGAGCGTATGGACGACCACGGCATCAGCGTCCACCTTGCTCGAATCCTCGGTAGCCTGCGTCAAGCGCGGCTCCAAGGCGTCGAGATCGGCGGCCTTGACGAACTGTTGATCTGTCCAGAGCATGGGGAGCGAGAGGGGCTTAGCCGAGGAGGCCAGCGGCCCCTCTCTTGGGGGTTGGGGGTTATGGGGACTAGCTCAGAGCGACGCCGGTACGGATGCGCGACTCAGAAGTCACGTCAGTCGTAACCTTGGTCAGGTTGACGCGCACCTTGCCGTTCGTGACGCCGAAATTGCCGTTCATCAGGTCATGCTTGCGGAACGTATGCTTGACCGGTGCGCTGGCATCGATCGGACCATTCCAGCCGACCACTCCGATCACCTGGACGGTGCCGGTAAAATCGGCGGCGGCAACCGTCTCGATCTGGATCAAGCCATCGCCGGCGGCCTTGGAAATCTCCACCTCTATCGTGAAGTCTTCGGCCAGGGCGGACACGTCAAGCGCAGCGCTCGCAGCCGCGCTGGTCT